GGGGGGGGGTGTCCAAGCCGTTCTTCGATAACTTCTGTGACTCTCCAGCGTTCTATGCCAACGCCAGCCCAGATGTCGTGAGGAACTATTATATGAAAGTCGTTAAAAATCAGTGGTGGTCATGAAGACAAAATTGTACGAATATACGTGTGATGTCTGTGGTGCGGTTACTCACACCAGAGGAGGCTCTAATGCCGAGATACGACGTTACGACTGGATAGTCTCAGGGAATAAACACTATTGCTCAAAAGAATGTTATAATGAAGACAAAGGAAGAAATAGAAGCGCACAGAAGAACGTGTGAGCATTTCAATTCTACTCTCCTCGGAGATGGTCTAACGTGTTGCACAGCCGACTTGCGTGCTTTACCTACATGGCAAGACCCAGGAGGTGATGGTATGGTTTACCCCTGTGGGGATGATTGCCCGTTTATGAAACAGTTTATAAATGAAGATAAAGATGAAGACATTGAAACCAATCATTCAGACGGAAGAGCCTGACAAGTATGGGCGAACCGTGAAAGTAGGAATTACCGACGGAACGACAGCATCGTTCTTTCAGGTGATGTCCATGAGTGAGGTGAGAAACCTCCGTGACGAGTTGACGAAGTTCCTAAACCATTCAGAAGCCGGAACCCCTGTGTTCGACTTCAAGAGTTTCGAGGAAATGCGTGACAGGGTAAAGGTCGGAGATACTGTTAGAGTACGCTTCGAAGAGTTTGGTATGCCTGACAAACACGTTGTCGGACGGATGGTACTTCCTAAGAGAGCCTATCGTGTGATAAAGATAGACGAAAGACGAGGTCAGCACCTATCCGGGAAGGACTTGGAAGAGGGGAAGGTCAGAAAGTTTCACATCGAACAAATTATTGAAGTCTTATGAGAGTGAATAAAGCCATGCTGATGATACGGTTGATTAACCGTATCACGGCTGAAAGGGATTACTGGAAAGCCAAGGTTGAGGCTCTTCACGAGAACAGAATGTTCATCAGGAATGAACGGTACGAGCGTCGGAAGAATAAAATCACCCGTATAAGCCGACCCCAGTAGCCTGTTTTTGGAAAAATTTTGATGAATTTATCGGGAAACTCTTTGGAATATCAAATAATGCCACTATATTTGTTCCGTCAAACAATTTAAATCATTTGGTTATGGGACAGAAATCAGTTTACAACATCATCACCGCCCAACAAATAAATGGGGTCTGGGGTATCGCTGACGTGGCGTTTTCAATTACTTCGCTGAGAAAAGCGCAAATGCAAATGCAAACAATTATTGACCTCACTGAAAGAGGTGAATGGTTTGTAGGGAGCGAAAATCATTACGAGATAATTGCTAATGAATATCCTCCTATACTTGAACAGCCTCGTTTCGTGTGGGACATCATAATTAAATGCGTTGAGACAGGGACGCTCGTACTGTATCGCATGATAGAGTCTCCACTGAATAGTATGTACATTTCAAAATAATCCCGATATGGAAATCAATCAGAATAATAAGCCAGTGACCGTTACGTTCAGTGACGGCACTGTCAAACAAGTAATCTACGACTCAATAGAGTTTCTTGAGGGAGGCAATGTATCCCTTCGCGGACACTTATCAGACCTTCCCACTGAAACGGTCGTAGAGACGCCAAAAGAGGCTCCTATCACCCCACAACTACCACCCGAAAGACCTTATATGCGCAGGTACACGTTCCGAAGCGGTCTTGTGCGCTTCCTACACGAAGGACGTATGCGTACTGCTGCCGTCACTCACTGTACGGATAAGGCTTGGCGAGTGATGAATAAAGAGTTGGGAGTAGCGTGGTTGCCGAAGAATGTCATCAGGTGGAGCGAAATCGCTCAGCAGTTCTGCGTCATCGATGAGACGTATGAGTTGGACTTCACGTTTGATGTTAAGCAGGGTATGGATGAATATCCGTCCTTATTCGACCCTGAGGATTTAGTTGTAAACGAACTCGATTAATAGAAAGGAAAATAGATTATGATGGTGAATATGAACGGTCTGTCCTACGGGACATGGAGAAACATTCAGAAGGCGATTGAGCAATTTGACTCGCCTGTTAAGTCATCAGGAAACTACCTGTTAAAACTTCAGGAAGTATTCACTCCCGGACATACTCGTCAGATACACGTCCTCCCGAAACTTGGGGAAGGCTCACTTGGCGACGCTGCTGAGTATCAACGTGTGTCTGACAAATACTGTTGGGAGATTATAGTGGCTGACGATACAAGGTTTGGTCGTCATGTGAGTGTCTGTTCCTATTTCACCGAACCAGCGTTCGAGGTCTTTGCTGACACGCTTGGATGGAATGAACAACATCGCGAGCAGTACAGGCTGTCAACGGATATCGAGAAAGAGAAGAAAATTCAAGAACAGTTCGCTCTGAAAGTTCTCGAGACAATCTGGGGTGAATATGGTCACACTATAAAAAGAATACCATCATGAGAAGATGTCGAAAATGTTACTGTACGAATTCAGCAGCCTGTCAAGCGTGTCGCTCATATTACAGGGGAAGAGTGAAGAACGCTTTTATCATTGCCTTTGTGATGTGCGTGGGTGCTATGCTGTTAGGCTGTATCTTGGCTCTTCTCATGATAGGAGTTTTTCTATTATTATAAACCAAAATGAGAAGTTATGCTGGAAACAGAAACAATCTATCCAGGCGGAAATCTGCCTAAACAGAAGTATCTCAAAAGAATGTGGCGTGGGCTTGCGGTTCTTTTGCTGTCAATTCTAATCATTCTTGTGATACGGTCGTGTGATACGACAGAACCTGTACCATCTCAGCCAGCGTTTGGCTGTGAGTATGCTGAAGAACAGGCTGCGGAGCCAATACCTGAAACGCTCTTTGACGAGGTGTATGATTATATCTTCAAGTTGAGGATTGACCATCCGGACATCGTCATGGCACAATGTATTGAAGAGTCCGGAGGCTTCACTTCTAAACTGTTTGTAGAGGGACACAACTGTCTGGGAATGAAAGTTCCCGGAAGCCGTCCCACTTTGGCTGTCGGAACTATGTTAGGTCATGCCCGTTTCAACTCGTGGCGGGAATGTATAGCCGACTATGCCATTTGGCAGAGTACATTTGCCCGACGGCTCACAAAGGACGAATATTTCGCCTATTTAGACAGAGTTTATGCGGAGAAGAAAGGTTATAGTGGTCGTCTTAAAGCGATAATTCAGTCACGAGGACTGTAACCTGACTCCGGAGAAATCACGTATCTTTAACATCAACAAATAATTTCGTATGGAAACAAGAATTAAAACAGCCTTGGACGGCTTTCGTAAATCAGTGCTTGACGCACACGGTATGGACTTCCTAATTGTGGGTTCACTCGCTCTTCACGAGTTGGGTATGGAAACAGGTGAACCTCACGATATCGACATGGAAGTCAAATGTACACCTGAACAGGAACAGAGTATCTTCAAGTTACTGTCGGACTCTCAGAAGAACACGATGTATCAGATGAAGGAGAAGGGGGATTATCACTCCAACGCTGAACGTCGTATGGACAAAGTGACGTGGACGCATAAGCCGTATCTCTTTCAGTGGGGAGACGTCATCATCAACGTATGGGTGGTGAGTGAGTTCAGTCATGAGTATGTTACACTCGACAGCGGAATCAAGTTCGCAAAGGTGATGTCTGTCATTCGTAAGAAGATAGCGTATCAGCGCAACAAAGACCGAGCGTTCCTAATCAATCTCGCATATCGCTTCCTTGGAATGGTGGGCGCAAACGGGAAGAATTTATCCGCTGTATTCAATCCTGATTACCGATAATCCGGGAGTCCAAAGGGAATGATAAAAACTATCAACCGAAAAACGACGTTATTATAACACGTTTGAAAATAGAAACATTTTATTCACTAAATTTAAAAAGAAATGAGAAAGTCAGAATTCGTGGCAGCAGTTGCCAAAGAGGCTGGTATGAGCCAGAGAGACACCGAAAAAGTAATCGACGCACTGAATCCGGTGATTGTCAAAACCTGTGTTGAGGACGGTGACGAAATCAGCCTACCTTTCGGAAAGTTCAAACAGAAAGTCAACCCTGCCAAGACAGGTGTGAACCCGTTGACTCAGAAGCCTATGAACGTTCCCGAGTCTCACACACTTGCTTTCAAGGCTTCCAAGACCGTGAAAGTGGTTGTTGAACCGAAGAAAGGTAAAAAGAAATAAGCCTGTGAAGGTGTTCTTTTAGTTATAATTGGCTACGAAAGGAAAGAGGCTGCTGTAACAGGTTGCCTCTTTCTGATTTATAGGAGCCACTGGTGGTCGCTCTACGAGATTTACCCCTGTTGGCTGGTACATTTTATTCCCCGTATAGTTATAATCGCTTAAATCGTCTAATATGAACGCAAGAATGGATAAGGATAGCACAGTCACCCTGTCAGGGTTCTGTGAACACGTAATCAGTAAGACTCAATCCGAGATATACAGAATAACAGGTTCATCTTCCCTAAAAATTCAGGATGGAAAGGCTCGTAGAAGAGAACGCAGAGCCGAATTGAGGAAAAATCGGAAGAAATAATGAAGATTTTCCGGATAAACTCATTGGATATTCGATAAATGGACGTATATTTGCTCAGTCAAATCAAACAAGTTACGTCATGAAAGGTTCAAGATACTACAAAAATTTAGACTTCAGCAAGCCAGTAGGGACTCACCGCTATGTTGATAACATCAAAGACCGTCGACAGTTAGCAAAGGTTTGCCTCGTGGCTATGGCTCGTATCAATCAAGCCGAACAGGGTACAATCACAGAACCCTATGAATTGGCTTCTTCATCAATGAAAGACGGACGTACACTCATCCAAACTATCTACGAGGATGGTTATGTTATGTATAATGACGGATGGTTCATTGTCGAATGCGATGAGGACGGGACACTTTACGTTGATGTAACAGGTACAGCGACTCGAGAATGTCCGGAGTACGAAAACATGGAATATATCATGGACGCTTCCTGTCGTGAGGCTCACGAAGAGTGCCTCAAGGCTTTGGCTGAGGATGAAACCAATTAAATATAGATAGTTATGGATAGAAATGTAAAGCAGTTGGAGTATGTATCTCCTGAAATTAAGTACAAGAATGGTCCGATGGATACCTTTGTTCACGTGGACTTCATTCACCGTTGGTTTGGTGTTATTGACACTAAGAAGATGGTGAAGTACGGTGCTCACGCCAATGTGGTATTCGGGGCTGACAAACGACAGTACACGTTCCGCGAGGGTTGGCTAATAGGGTTCAGAAGAATTCCTGAGTCAGAGGCTCGTGTGATAGTACAGAATGAGAAGAGCGACACGTGGGTTCTCCGTCGTGATTGGGCAAAGGTCTTCGAAAAGATGACTCCTCAGAAGGCAGCGGACTTCAAGATAACTTCCTATAAGGACGTTCTTGATGAAATGGCTGAATACTTTATGAACGGTGACGACTTTAAGAACGCCACGTTCCTATGTAAAATCACTGAAACTAACAAGGCATGATAGCAATCAGCGACAAATTAAGACATCAGGTCATGAAACTGGCTGAGCAGTACGAGAAGCCTGAATTCATCACTGACGACCCTGTACAGTTCCCCAGACGGTTCGGATACAAGTGTTCTCAGGAGATAGTGGGCTTCATCGCTGCTTGGTTAGCGTATGGGAACCGGAAAGCCATTCTCTCTACCTGTGAGAAACTATGTAAGGAGATGGAACGTCTGACTCCCTATATGTATATCAAGAACATGGGTTGGCGAAAGTACATTGACTCGGAGGAACCTCTGTACCGTTTCTTCAAGGAAAAGGACTTCGCTGACCTGTGTCGTGCGCTCAAGGAGATTTACGATAACAACGAAGATATGGAAGAGGCTCTGTCAAAGAACTATACTCGTACGATGGGAGCCACAGATTATCTCGATGCGCTGATAAGCCTGTTCCCTGGAGTGAAAGGTATTCCCCAGGATTCGAAGTCTGCCTGTAAGCGGTTGAATATGTTCCTACGATGGATGTGTCGTCGAAACAGTCCTGTGGATTTAGGTATCTGGAGTTTCATTCCCCAGCCATCCCTACTCATTCCGCTTGACACTCACGTCGCAACCGTTGGTCGTCAATTGGGTCTCATAACGGGCAAAGGTGATAGCATGAATACAGTGCTTGAACTTACTACGAATTGCCGTAATGTCTATCCGTTAGACCCCTGTAAATGTGATTATGCCCTGTTTGGGTACGGTGTAAACAATAAAACCAAGAAAGAATCATGAAGAAACTATTGAGGAAACTGTTCCTATACTTATTCAAGGAAGACTTCCAAAGAATGGAAGCGTTGGAACGGGACTTGAAAGGGTTAATCCACCGCCAGAAATGTGCGACCTCAGAGGCTGAGGTTCGTGCTGAACGTATCAGACAACTCCTGGGAAACATCGATGTTTCGGTTGACGTTCATCAACGTTCAGGCTCATGGGCTGTCGTATCCTTACAGGGTGGGAAGACGGACTACATTAAATTCGTTGACCTCGACCAAAGAAGTATCAGGGAGATTGCTTTCTTCCTACGACAGTTTGACAGGAACCATGTCAAGATTGACGCCAACCCCTTTGATAGACAAATGTTAAACGAAGAAATATATCGGATATGAAAAGATTGATGATTATTACAGCCGTGTTCGCACTTCTACTTACAGGGTGCGGCACACGTGTCAACCATGACACACTCATAGAACTGTCAGTGAGTTCTATCACCAAGTATCAGAACAGATTGAACGCTCTTCATCCAAAGGATTTGGAAGTGTCAATCAGGGAACTGGCTCAGAAGGAAGGTCTTGAAACTCGTGTTGCTACTTCTGAATACAGCGGAAAAGAGTATCAATACTCACGAACCGTCCTCAATGACGGGACTGAATATTCAATTTCAGCGACAGACCACGGGGACTTCTTTTGGGTTCTTATAACGATAACCAACTCCAAGGATAATACAATTCCCCGAAAGATGTGTGAACGTATCCGCTCGCTCGCATTTGAGAGAGGTTTGACGCTGTCACGTAATAAACTCTCAGACAAGATTATAGGAGGGAATTTAGTGGTGAGTGATATGTTGAATGGAGTCGTAATAAGTATAGAAAATGAATAAGATAGGTATCATCGGAGCCGGAACAGGAACACTTCCTACGGAGGTTCTCAGAATGGCTAAGGAAGCGAATGTTGAGATTGTGGAACTTGACAAGGATTATTCTCCTACCGACATTCCTCAATTCGAAGACAGAGTGTACACTATTCAGCCACGACCTGAGATTCCTAACATTGAATGGTGCGAGCCTGTACGGTTTGGAAAGGGTGGTTCGAGACATGGCAGGAGCGAGAAGCAAATCCGCAAGGACAGGAAGAAAAGCAAGGCTCGAAAAACTCATCGACGGAAGAAATAACGTATTATATCAGTCACGTGACAGTGAATAAACATCAGCGGTTGCGCAGCCGTTGAGGTATTTAGTAACAATTAAAATTTCAAGACAATGAAAAAGGATTTCATTACTGTTTCCCCTGATACTGGGGGGGGGGTACGACCCAAGTGAACGTGGTTGCTGACCCCAATTCAACACTTCAGTCTCGTTCGACGACGCTGAACTTCTCCGCTGGGGGGGGGGTATCCCGAGCGATAACCGTTAATCAAGATGGCATACCGCTTATGCCTGTCGTGGGTCTTACTTCACTTGCTGACAATTGGAACGGAAGTGTGACGCTTTCGTTCAATGCAGTAGGGTTCTCAACGACTTCACTTCAGAACAATAATGGTTATGAACCTGGAATCACGTATCTTTCCGTAAAAATGAACGCTCAACTCCCTTCGGTATCTGAAAGTTCTGATACATATTGGGTAACGAGAGGTGCTCTTCTACTTGCTGATTCCTTCGAAAACGTATGGCCAGAGCCGTGGAACAATGGTGTTTTTATGGAAACTGTTTACAAGGATAGACCTGGAGCAGGAACGAAGCAATATTTTGATATTGTTCAGAGTGACGCTGAAGACCCAGGAATTCCAAACTTTACGGCTCATTATTTGAGGATGTCTAATGCGAAGAAGTTTTCTCCTGCGTATCACGTTCTTCAATACGTCAGATTTTATCTTGGCGACCCACAGTACCAAGGTGAGTTTGTATGCGTGGCAGAGTTCGACTTTACATAGCCAAATAAAATTCTTAGAACTTCCCCGAAGAAATTCGGGGATTTTCTTTGGATATTCGAATTTATCCACTACCTTTGTTGCGTCAATCAATTAAAACAATAAAGTCATGAAAGCAACAGTTGAATCAGTATTATTAAACACGAGTAGCCGTTCAGTTGAAATCTTCGCTGAAATCCTAAACGCTATCACATCTTGTGAAAACGAAAACGAACTCCGTGCGTGCATGAAACTCATACAGGAGCGTTTCCCTGCCTCCTTCAATTCCTGTTTCGTTTACGGCTTCGGTTCAACCCATATGTGGGTAACAGAGCCAGGAAGAAAAGAAAGATTAATATTCGTGGAGTTCTAATCGAACTCCTCGGATTCCACGTATAATTATCAAACATTTTAAAAGAACAAATTATGGACATTACAAAGAAGAAAGTCATCTTCATCGACATGGACGGTACGCTCATCGATACCGTCTCCGGGAAAACCTTTCCGGAAGGAGTCTGGGACATGAAACTGAAAATGGAGGTTTTTGCGCAACTCAAGAAACTTCATCCACAGGCTGTTCTCATTGTATCTAATCAGGGTGGAATTGAATTGGGACACGTTCATCCCGCTATGTTCCAACCGAAATTCATCTACGTCATTGCGTGCCTTCAATCGTACATCGGTTTGAATACGCTTGTTGCCGGACAGTTCTGTCCCTACAATGACAAGAAGCATCCGAAGCGTAAACCCAATCCGGGAATGCTTGAGGACATGCTGGCTGAGTTCACTCACAATACAGGTATCACAATCGCCAAGGAAGACTGTCTTATGATAGGTGATGCCTCTGGTCTGGAAGGGCAGTTCAGCAACAGCGACCTCAAGACGGCTGAGAACTTCGGATGTGATTATCTCGACGTAACAGAGTTCACCAACATGGAACTCCCTGAGCCTCTATTTAAGGTCATTCGCCTGTCGGATGGTGAAGTTGTAAAGGATAAGGACGATAATCCCTTACAGAACCTTACAGAGAGCGAAGCAACCGACAAAGTTGTATTCCTTACGGAATCGAACCCCAAACCACAGGAGCAGTTCACATACGTGCCTATGCTGTGGGAAGTACCTCACGAGCCAGAACAGGCTCCTCAACCGAAAGAAAAGATTATTCGAATGAACCCTAAAAAGTAATAGACATGGCAATTATTGACAAAGACACCCGTATGACAGTTGCCACACGGCTGGCAAACCTCAACTACAAAGAACAGATGGACTCGTCACTGGCGAAGTTGAATGAACTGTTCGAAAAGTACATTATCGGAAAAACTCCGGACGATGTATTGAAGTGTTTCAAGGCACATAAGAAGTTCTTCATTCGTTGTAATGAACCATCGCTGTCATCTTACAACCTCCCGAAGACGTTCTTTCCTGAAGATTGGGGAAGTAGAGGTTTTTACATTCACCTCAAGTTCACTCAGGAACTTCCTATTGCTGACGAAAAGGTTGAAGATATCGCAAAGAAACTTCCTGAGGATAACCCTATTGTTCAGCAAATCAAGGAACATCTCCTTCTTGAGCGAGACCGTTACTTCATGGAGAAGCGTCTGAAGTGTATGATGGAAACAACCCGTTTCACTCCGGAGCGTCTGAAGAACGAATTCCCCGAAGCATATCTCATCTATATGGATGTTATAACAGCCGACTGGAATGAAAAGCGTGATGACGCAAAGAAACCTGCTTCGAATCTGTGTGACACTATCGAAAATATCCGTGCGACGCTGAAACCTAACTTAAAGGAGGCACTGAAACATGATAAAGAAGAGGAATAAATTAGGATGGTTCCTGAGGTGGTATTACAGCCACCTCCTCTTTGCTGCTCAATACGTATCTTTCAAAGATGCTGGGCTTGAGGAACTGTTCTGGAACATCGTTACATGGTATCACTTCTTCCGTCACTTTGAAGAGTTTACTTGTAAGATTCAGTGGTATGTTTCAAAGGATATGGTCGCCTACATTTTCATTCGAAACCTTGCGGATTGGTCAACAAAATCCATTTGTTTCAATGATAAGCCGTGCCCGTTGGTACAAGTAACGGAAAATCTTGACTGTTACAAACAGGTGGACGGAGCGATTTATGAGATTTCCAATGGAAGTCCAGTCGAATAGCGTTTATTCAGTACATTCATTTAAATCGAAAGATATGTTGATATTTATCAAATCATGGATTACTCCCCCACAGGACAGTCCTTCAAAAGAATCACTCGTAGAGGTTCAGAAAGCCTACCGAGTTGAGAACATTAAAGAGGTGAGCGAAGTGAACGCTCTTACGAACCCCAAGGGGAAGTTTCGCTTCTCCATCCTATTAGTTACAGGCGAAAGGCTTTATTCTTCCTTATACGGAACAAAAGAAGAAGCCGAGATGGCACAGGTATCCGCCATCACCGTTCTGAATGCGATTGAACTGTACTTCGAACGTTTCAAGCATGTGCCGGAACACCACGCAACCCCTGTAATGTTTCAGGCTCCTGATGCAAAACAGAAGAAGTTGGTTCCGGGAAAGATATCGATGTTCGATACACCCGTTTACACAATTCAAATTTAATCACCTAAATAATTCAGACTTATGAAAGTAGTTTATAATTTCATCTATTCCGACTCTGACGGAAAGATTCAAGAATTCAAAATGCCTGTTAGTATAACAGAAGAAATCGATGCTGATACAATGTATGACCTCTGCGTATCGTATCTTGAAGTTGGCAAGGTAAAGGGCACACCTCTTCATGCGATATCAACCTCCGGCAAGTATCCGAACTATTGCTTCACCTCAACCGCTTGCGATGCTGAATGCGAGGCTTGCCGTTCGAAGAAACTCAGCAAGAAGAGTGCACAGCCTTATGAACCTCAGTCTCTTGACGGGAAGAAGATTTACATTTATGAAGGCAAGTTCGGAAAGGTTGGACAATTCGGTCGACGCATCATTCAAAAATCCTACCTTTTGCCCGCACCAGCACTCCTCACCGACAATCTGATTGGCGACTTCAAAGCAGCCATGAATAAGGAAAAAGACGGTATGGGCTGGGAATTGTTAGGAATCACTCTGGTTTACGAACTCGACCCACAGGGTATGACAGACAAGGAGATTGAACAGTACGTCAAGACTCCGGAAGGAAACCTGTTTCAGCCTGACTCCGAGGAAAAACTTCCTGAGGAGAAAATGATTTGGGCTCGTACCAGCGATGAAAACGAAGACCGTACCGCTTGGATTCCTGCTTTGGTTCGTGGCGAACAGGTATTGAGCGCAATCGGTGAACTTGACAGTCCTGACAATGCTGAAGATACCCGTGAATTCACCGACTGTCCTATTCCGGGATATCGTGTTGTGAAAGACGATACTGACCCGAAGGAACTTGGTCTGGCTCGCATAGCCTGTACAGTATATCCGCTCGACAGAAATGACAAGCGTGAAGAACCGTTCCTGTACATAAACGAATTCATCATTCCGGTAGGATTGAGCAACAAAGAAGCCGTGAAATATCTTATGGCGTTGGCTCAGAAGTTCATCAAAGGGAATTGTGAGATTGAGCCTCTCTATTGGGAGTACCTGTCTTTCCTGAACGGTGAGAAACTCGCAACGGCTCACATTCTTGACCAGAATATGAAGCCAGCCGACCTCGCCACTCCTCACTTCCTTGTTTCCTATACGGTCAATGAAGAAGAGGGTCGAGAATATACGTGTGTCGTTCGTTACCCTGTACGCATTACTTCGCCCATTATGGTTATTCCGGCTGGTGCGTATGTTGAAAAGAAACTCAAGAAGTATTTCGGTGATAAAGCAAGTATCACACAAATGGATTACTTCGATGACGTGGTATCAAGCCTTGCGGTCATCTTATAAGGCTCTACACGGCAATCAAAGGTGTGCTCCGAACAATTTGTTCGGGGCATACTTATAACTTCCTAAATCGGCTATAATTGACGTCAATAGCATAAATAATTTCGTTTCAATCATTAAAAGTAAAATTATAAAGAAAGATTTTCTTACTATCACTCCCGAGTCTGGGGGGGGGTACGGCTTCAGTAAGTGCCGTTGCTGACCCTAATCTTCTTGCAAAAGAACGTTCTACAACCATCAATTTCTCCGCCACAGGGGGGGGGGTCTGAGTAGAGCCGTAACTGCTATCCAAGACCCTGCTTTCGTTTACCACATCTTATCCAACCTGTGTAATTTTGAAGACTCCGCCAATTCTGGTTACAAAGTTGAGAACGGGATATTTGTTATCCCTCTTCAATGGCAGGACACTCATTTCGAATTAAAGGTATTCAATCCATTCTCCGTAATTACAAGCGTCACGGCAAAGTATTTTGATGAGTTTGGTATTGGAGAATCCTTAGGAGATGATACCTTTTCAAAGGATGGTCTTGTTTGGATTCCTAATCAACTTGAAAAATGGCGAAACGAACTTCCCGGAGACCCAACAACAATGAAAATTGAACTATACTTCAACGGAACATTGGCTGTTAGAATGTCCAAATAGCATGATATTCTGTTAAATCTTTGAGAGTCCCGGAAGAAATTCCGGGATTTTCTTTGGAATCTCATTTCTTCCCATTATCTTTGTACTGTCAAACTTAAAACAGTAAATCAATGGGACAATTAACATTCAAATCCAAAAGTAGTTATTCAGCCTCTTGGGAAGTCAGAAATACTACATTGTGTGTGATGGAAAATCAAGTGAAGGAACTTACTTCACTAATCAATGAACTTTACGAGGCTCGGGAAGAAATTCCAACAGCCTGTACATCGGAAAAGGACGAAGCCGACTATCAGATAAAACTTCTGAAGACTTCAATTGAAAATCTGAACAAATTTATTACACTTCATAGAACCGCTTTAAACAAGAGCATCGAAGACGCTGTTAGATGGTACGGTCAAACCGCTCCTGAATGGTTCACTAAATAATCAAGGACTATGGCAAAGAAGATAAAATTCACTTCAAAGAAGAACCCGAAGCCGTCAAAGTTGGCACGTGCGGGTGGTGATGTTCAAACCTCGTCAATTTACTATCAGGGGGAGCGTATAGGCTCGGTCGAGGGAAATACTCGTATAATACTGATATGCGACCCCAAACCTGCCTATTTGAGACTAAAAGAACCCCAAGACCACAGGTATGCAGTAAACTGGGTCAAGGAACACGCTCAATGGATATGGGATAACTATAATCTTCGAATCAAATCACAACTTAAAGAAAAGGAATCATGATAGCACCTATTGAAATCAATCGAGTAACGGTAAAGGGTGGAGCCGGAATGCCCACGTCAGAATATGCACAGTTAGTTTACAAGGGTGAGGAAATAGGCTTCATCAATGAGCAGGGAGTTTTCCTAAAGATGTGGCATCCGGAACTGAAAGCCGGAGTCTTTCAAAACATCAACACTTTCAACGATAAGTCTTTCACACAGAAATGCAAACTTGTCGAAAAGAACTGGGATGCCATCTATGACCGTTATACTACTATCATCAGAGGAAAATGAATTCTCTTTGTTGTGTTTTCATATTTTGATTTATTGTTTGACGACAGGGAAGAGCGGAGCCGAAAACTCCGCTCTTCTTGTTGAAACCTGTGAGCAGTCTCCCTGTCGCAGGAGGCTGAGGCATGGTCAATCAGTTCAACAAATATCAATATTTCTGGATACGGTTCAGGCTCGGGAACTGTTACGGTTACTGCACCAGCAAGCGGTTCATGGTCAATCGACTTCGCTTCTAATGCGTTCAGTCTAAATGCTTCCCCAGCATCAGGTACAGGCTCAAAGACTGTTACTATCAATGCTATCAATGATAGTGGTCAAACAGGTATTCACAATATAGATATTTATCTTAAATCAGGTGGGTCAACAAAAGATACTGGAAATATTCGTGTCCGTATAACTTCGGGAAGTTGATTATTTGGAAAGGAGGTCTGATATCAGACCTCCCCATCCTTCTTCATCAATACCTTTATGGCGTGATAGTTTGATTTTTCGCTTTAAGTGTAAAGGTTGAGAAATGCATAGGGTCGAAAGAACTTGACCCTGATTGTTGAATTCTTACTGTAATCGAATCCCCAGCCTTTGCTTGAACTGTTTCAGTTTTGCTGGCTGTTTTACAAACAGTTAATCCATTTGTTTCGCCCCATGTGATAGAAGCATTATCATATCCTGAACCCATAGAATAATAGTCATTAGGTTTATACAAAGGAGTCCCCGAAGAATTAAATAGATAAGCGGTTGCTCCTTGATAATTTCTAAATTGAATTGTTAGGGTAAATCTGGGAACGGCTGCTTGCGACAGGGAGACTGCTTGGGTCTATTATTTTAATGAATAAGGAGGATTCTGGCGGGAGTCCGTGAATAACCCGATAATTCCCGCCAGTCCCTAAATTTAGTTCAAACGCACTGTTTGATTATTTGCTTCAAGTGTAAATGACTGTGTCGTTGAACCGCTCCAACTCGTTCCCACACCAGTCATTTTACGAATCCATACCCTGTCGCCAGCCTTTAAATAAGTTCTTGAGCCACCTTTTGAAACGTCGTTTACCCTATATCCTGGGTCAGGACTCCATATTTCTTGAAAATTCTCTCCACCACTCATCATAGCCATATACTGCATAGGGGTTCCAGTCGGAGTTGCACTCGAATTGAATACAAAGTAAGTATTCTCAAATGAACCACTTCTTTGGTAAGTAATAGTATATTGAACGCCAGCCTGATTCAATGATACCGAAGCAGTTTTCCCCGATGTTGTTTGAGTATAGGAAACAGAACCACTTCTTGAACCACTTTGATTTGACGCAGCAGTAATTGAAGAACCATCCGTGTTTTTGCTGAACCCTGTTCCACTAATTGTTGCGCTCCACGATACATTTTCCTGGGTTGATGTTTCGACTCCGTTTATTCGTGGAAAGAATGGTTAAAGGAATTTTCTGGCGAAAATCAATCGCAAAACCACTGTGTCCACGTTATACATATATAAATTGAGAAGTCATGAACAAAGAAGAGAAAAGAAACAAGCAACTTCTCGATATCCTCGAGAAGGACTTCGAGGAACTCTCCCCAGGAGAACTCCAAGTCGTTCGTAACGAAACTCGGAAGATATACGGTATCGAGGGGAAGATAGGAACAGGCATAATCCTGAACTCCTACCTGAATATGAAACGAAAGTTCATCACCGAACTTGAACAGGTTTTGGTCTGTCCGAAAATGACTGTTAAGGACTTCGGACCATTCGCAGGACGGCAGGTTGTTACCAACAAGATACCCGTTCCCACGTTTGACGGTCTTAACGGGGAGCCTGCAGGCATTTTCTATATTGATGGATACACTTATCTCCCCGTCCTATCTGTATCGTATTTAGACGACCAAACAGAGGTGATTTGCCTATCTCCGGAAGGCTCGTTTTGTAGGATAACGACAAAGGATTTTGATTTCGAGATATAAACCGCTAAATTTGCGGTGAATTTCATTTAGTTATAACTAATTTTAAGAATTATGCAGAAAGATTTTATTACAGCAACTCCGGACTCCGGAGGAAGTGGTAGCACAACTGTGACTGCCACGGCTCCTGCTAATCAGACTGAATCGGCACGCAGTACGAGCCTTTCAGTTGCTGGTGGTGGGATGACACGTACTGTTGGCGCAAGTCAGGCTGCGGGAGTAGTAACTTGGAACTATTACTTCTCCGTGACACCGACATCGCTCAGTTTCGTCGCTGGTGGTGAAACGAAATCCGTTACCGTAACTTCCTATCGAAAGAAAGTTATAAACGGAGTCGAAACATCAACCCAGGAAAATGTGAATTGGACACCGACTGTTTCGGGTACAGGCTTCTCAGTAAGCGGTTCGAATGTTACGGCAGCAGCGAACAGTGCGACGACAACGCGAAGCGGAATTGCCACCTATACGCAGACTGGTAGTGGTAAGACCCAAGCAGTCTCCCTGTCGCAAGCTGCAGCAGCCAAAATCACTGTTTCCCCGACAACCGTTTTCTCAGGTATGAGCAGCCCAAATACAGGTCAATCGTACGCAACTACTATCACTGTTTCAAACTGTCCTTCCAAACCAACTGTATCAATTTTGATGTCAAACAAACTTGATGATGGGCAAAAACATCAAATGGGTGATGCAGCTAATACGCAACCCGTATCAGCTGGAACCAATAAATGGACTTTTACAGTGTACCCCACAAATTGGTATCACGCCACAGGCGGAACTGGTATCAGTTTAACTCCTGGATATTACTGTGACGGAACAATTAAAGTTACTTTAACGAGTGAGAATTCAGCAACCGTTTACATTCGAGGACATGTTGCGACCTGATTTATAATTGGGGAGTTCGGAATCCGAACTCCCTTCCTTATTAAGTAGTTTTAAACCAAAATCCAAGGGAGTGATAATAGTTCCCAACACCGTTGCTTTTTCCAGAACTTCCTGTTGGTTCAGTTTCTCCGTAAGCAAAACGTCCACCAAGAGTATTGAAGAATTGGTCAGCAGTGTACGTTGTACTTTCAACAACAACTGAACGAATTTTCCAAGTTCCACTTGATTGAACTCTCGTTGTATAAGTTCCTTTTCGTGTTCCACCCCCTGAAGACATTCCACTTCCATTTATCACAATTGAATCAATAATGCCTGAACCATTGTATAAATCAAGATAAATATGGAAATCTTGCATAGAGAGTCCACCTTTGTTGTTTAAGTACCAAGGATAAGTCCAAGCAGAAGGCTCGGCTGCAGCTTGCGACAGGGAGACTGCTTCTTGATTTTTCGAAGAAAAACAAAGAGCACTCCCAGAGGAAGTGCTCAATGATTAAGAGGGAACAGGCTTAAGACAGAAGCGTCCAAGCCTCACGAACTTTGTTGAACTGACTGTATGGAAGAGTGGTGTAACCACCCCGACCAAATGAAGTTCCCCAGGAGTTCTTGATGATGAGACCTGTTTCGTCGTAGCCGACAACTGCTACTGCATGACCACCCATGAACTCATCACCGTTCCAAAAGTCGTCATTATACGAAAATACATTCATTGCTATAAGTGCTGCGCCATTAACAAGAACGCTCTTTTTGAGAGCGTCAAGAGACGTCACACGAGCGAATAAATCAATACGAGACTCTCGTTTGAGAATTTCGAAAGCCTCACGAGGCATCATTCCGTCAATAGTCTTGTCAGAACGGTTATCGTAAATGTATTCGAAACCGATGCCCGATTCACGACCTTTTGATTTACAATAGAAGTTGAACATCTCCGCAACGGTACAGGAAACGCAGCTTCCTTTGTTTCCTTGGTCATAGACACGGAGTTGTTCTTTCAGTTCATAGCTCTTCGGAAGTTCAATCTTTGGAGCTGCATAAATGGCGTCATTCGGATTGACGCCACTTTCAATAAATCCAAGTCCTCTTGTAATCATTCTTTCCTAAATTTAAAGATTACATTTTCTTTTCCGGCTGTTTCAGTAACAGAAAAGATAAATAAAGTGTCTCTCTTCCTTTCAGTCAAGACGTAAACAGTTGTCATCACGGAATCATTCCCGATGAAGTACGTTTTGCCCCACGAGTTTAAATTCGTAGGAACGCTCAAGCCGTGAACGGTGTTCAGGCTGTCAATCACCGAAAGAGGCTGTGGGGTTATTCGCTCAAAGAACACGGTCTTTCGAGTCGTCCCACAGCCTACAATCAGCAACGTCAGGAATAGGAATACAAGATTCTTCATTATCCACCTATATTAAACCAATTCCCCAGCAAGAAACACAGCCAAATCAGAAGACCACCTATCAGGGGTGGTAAACCGCCATTGAGAATAGCCTGTCCGACAGGAAGATTCTTCTTCATGTTTTGGTAGGCGAACAGCCCAATCACCACGAATGACACCGGAATCAGGCAAGTGATACCCATCCCAAGTGAAATTCCAAAGAACGCAGCTACCATCATTCCGATGATAACATACAAGTAATGAAAAGTTTTCATTTGAAACATTGTGAATGAATTTTAAGTTAAATCGAACTCTTTGCACACTTCCCCCATTTCCTCTTGAGTCAATGGTCGAACTTTTATTATATTGTACCTGTCAAGGTCTTCTTGCAAAATAGGGAAAGGCAACCGAGTGTTCCCCGTGGGGGTGATAAAGCATTTCTCAGCATCGTCACGATAGAAGAGGACGTCAGGTTTATCTGACTCAACGAAGATTTCATCTGTATAAGCATACATGACATCTTCCCACTCTTCTTCAAAGCCAATCTTGCCCACTCGGTTCAGCCCAGTCCCAGTATCTAATTTTGGAAGAAGAAAGTCATCAACACTTTCCGCTGGCTTTTCCGGCTTATATTTAGGACGCTTTTCGAATGTTACTTCATCAAGCTCTCCTTCCAAACGTTCTATCTCTTCCAACAGTTCCTTTTCCCTACGAGCATAGTCTGTCAGTTCCTTTCTTTGTTCACGGTTTTCACGCTCAAGAAAGAGGATACGTTTATTCAGACGGTCGTTTTCCGCTTGAATATTTAGAACCGATAATGTATCTTCTTTGCCCATAGATTATTTCTCTTTGTCAATTATAGTGAATACCACAGTATCAAAACGTTTTCGACCAACTCCTTTCTTTCTGTCGTTCGATACGAACTTATATTCAAAAGAAAGACGGCAGTCCTTATTTTCCATTTCTTTTTGTGCGGACTTCAGAACCCTGTCTTCCACATTTTGTGGAGTATAGGTTAGAGGGCAGCATAGACGCTTCTTTAAGTCTTCTATCCCCATTGAAAATTCCCCTTTTGAGTACCATTGACTCAACATTAAAAAGAGACGCATAGAATAGGAAGAAGAGAGCATCATCATCGATGGTTTATCAAACGATAAGAACCCCTGTCGTTTCCCGAACTCAAGAATCCAGCGCACACTAAAATGAGATAAATAGATAGAAAACAGGTTGTCTTCATTCCATTCCATACGGTGTATGAAATAAAAAACAGTTCGTGTGGCTTTACCGTTTTTCATCCAATCCCATGTGATAGGGATATCGAACATCTTCTTAATCTCATTGAGAACCCTGATTCCGTTTCTGTTCTTGTCAATATCAGAAAGTTTCATCGTGATTTCAACTTCATGGTCATCGTTAAAGATACCGTATTTTTCAAGATTTTCAAACTTTGTATTTGCCCAATCTATATCTTCTTTTAATAAAGGTTGGAGCTGGTCGGCAACTAAACACAAACAGCGCATTTGCCAACATGAGTAATCAGGAGTGTCCTCACTGACTCTTTTCGAACATTGTATTACATCTTTCTTCATAATCTTTTGATTTTATACTGTAATAACGGGAAATCTAAAAATAAATACTTAATCAGTTCCAATGTATGGAAATAAGGGGTGGGAGCGTATAAATGTATGTTTTTGTTTGCGTACAGATGTATGTAAATAAGCGTACAAAAGTATGTTTTTCCGCTTTAGACGTATGTAAATGGAGCGTATAGATGTATGTTTTTGTTTCGGAAAATAGTGGCTCGAAAATCCTGATAGACATCCGTTAGACAAGAGACCCTCGCGCGCAGGGGTAAATATGAGTACTATTGAAATAGTTAGAAATAGAGAAAAGAAATAGAGTCCCGAACGGAAATTTATGGATGTCATTTTCTACCTCGAAACACTCCTCACTGGCGTTCGGTGTTTTTGACAGGCTTCGCCATCTTCGATGAGCTTCGCCCTGAGAGGCTGCTGTCGCAGCCTTTATTCGTTAGGAGATACAGGAAATGAGAAAAACCTTTTCCAGTCGACACCGTTATACTGGTACAGTTCGGTTCTCGAGCTGTCTGTTTTATGACTTGATTTACATTTGATTTGACAAAAAGATTTTGATTTAGTCTGCATTTCTACTTTTTGGTGTTTAGGTTACTACTAAGGAAGTGTCTGGGGCATAAGGAGGGCGAGAGTCCTCCTTCTTTGCCCGTTTTTATTTTAAGGACAGTTGAACTCTCTCCTACCATGTTCAAAAATTTTGAATACTTTTGCTCACAAAGAAAATTTTAAACAAAGGAAGATTATGGAAAATAAAAACAAGAAAGTTTCTTTGGCAACGTTCGAAGAAACTGCCGCTAACAACGGTTATGAAGTGTTCACTCCTGAGGAAGTAGCAAGTTACTACAAAGAAGGACTTATGAAGAGTCGCAGTGGCGAATTAAGTGACCAGGAAAAAGAGGCTTTTGTCGCTGATGTAATGTATCTGCAAAAAGCTGTTTGTTCCGATGAAGAGAACAAAGATGTCCTCCGCTATTATCGTAAGAAACAAGTTGCTTGGGAACAGGCTGCGGACGGGACAATCATGAAAGGCTTGGAAGGAGTATATCTTGACACCCCTGAAAATCGTCGTTTGAACCGTGTTGGTCAAGCATACTTTCCTACTGCTGACTTCCTGAAGTCATTGACAGGCGACGAATCAAAAGATGATATCGTTAAATCACTGGGTTCAGGTGTTTATGCTGATACCCCAGACAATCAACGTTTGGGTCGTGTCGGTAAACCGTATGTCAACCAAATCCCCAATGAATAATGGAAACGTTGCTCGAAAAATCGCTGAATAAGCATGACTTCCCTGAAAAGGAAAGACAGGCTTTGGCAAAGGAAGGCGAAGCCATGAAGGATGGCTCGTTTCCTATTCGTAACGGGCAGGACTTAAAGGATGCTATAGCAGTGTCGGCAGGGCAAAAGACCCTGCTGCTGCGAAGCGTTGGATTAAGAAACGTGCCAAGGAACTCGGGAAGGAATCGCTCCTACCTGAAGACTGGGAATAATTCAAGAGTTTTCTTCGGGAAACTCTTTGATGATTCAAGATTTTGTAATATATTTGCGGTATCAAATTAAATGGTTGAAAAGAATATGGTTACATTGACAGAAAGAACAATAATGAAATCTCGTTCGGGTGTTTATTCAGACACCGCTGAGAACCGTCGTAAACATCGTGTCGGACAGAAGTATGGTGTTGAGAAACAGTCCGACGATGGTGAAAAGACTGAGAAGAAGGAAACTGACCCTGCAAAGGAGCTTGAGGCTGTAAACAAGGTTATCGCTGCTATCAACGAAGGGAAGATGAATCTTCCTGCTGCGGAAGTGATTAAACTTTCGGAGAAAAAACAAAAACTCGAGGCTGCGAAGAAACAGGCTGAAAAGATTAATGCTGGTGTAAAGGCAAATGAAGAGAAGAAAAACGCAGAGGAAGTCAAGGAAACCAGCAAAAAGATAAACGAAGCTCAGAAGAAGCGTGTGAAACAAGCAAAAGAAGAGGTTCAGTCATTACGAACAAAAGTGAAAGATTCGGATAAATATGATGAAATGACCGAAAAGGGAACAAAGGCAAACGAAGACAGGCAGAAGCGAATTGCCGATAAAAAGAAAGATGGCTTTCTTCCTATCGGAGGTGGACAGGTTGCAAAAGTTGATGAGGTCACTAAAGACGGGGATTTGAAGATAACAATATACAATGGGGATGATGAATGGAAAGACATCGCGAAAAAGGGTTCCCAAGTATTTGAAGAGCTGAAAGATTCATATAATTCAAAAAGCGAAGCCGAAGAATCTTATTCTCGTGTCAAGTTTGACGACGTTCCTAACAGCGGGAAAATCAATCTGAAGAAATACCTGTCAGACAAAGTTCGCAAGGGGGTTGATGAGAAGTGGTCAAACATTAAGAACATTCCTACGGAAAACCTCAAGAAGATGGAGAAGGGTCTTGTGAATGATTTAAACAAGAACTTTGAAGCCATCAAGAAGTCTCAAAGAGCGGAGTTGCTTTACTCTATAATGAAAGTTAAGGGAGAATTGGAAAGTCGTGGAAAAGAGAACAAAGGAGAACAAAGTTCACCTAAACTTTATTCTGGAGGTAAAATTTCCGGAACGAAGAATGAGTATTCTAAAAATCTAAATGATGTTCTTAATTCAGAAAATGCTGATTCAATAGTAATCCCAGAACACAAATTGCAGGGTTGGCACGATACTGAAGATGCGCTTGCGGGAACAAATTGGAAAGTTTCGAGGGAAGTCGACAAAAATGGAAATTATGAATTGGGCGGGAAATATTATATCTTCCACAAAAAGAAATAAGGATATCATGCTTTAATCTCGGTATTTTTATTTGTAAATTTGTATCGTTAAATAATTGGTAAGAATTAAAACATAAAAGGAAATGAAGAAATATGTTTATTCGAAAGGTGCGGAAGCTGTAACGGTTGAGACCGATGGTCTTGGAACCATTAACAACTTCATGATAACAGGACTGATTGGAAAGAATTATTCCGGTCTTGTTTCGGCTGGCTTGAATTTCAAGATGGGCGACGAAGTGACTATTCCTACTATGCTGAACATGGCGAAGACCTGTGAATGTAAAGTAGAGTGCTACGAAGGCAACGAACTTATCATTGATGAGTCTGCTGACTTTACTTCTGGCGTGCCGGAAGAGGTAGGTACAATCTTTGGATTGCAGTTGGGTGTTGCTTACAACGAGGCAACCTATTACAGCGTAGTTCCGAAGTCGTACACTGACCAATATGACTATGCTGCTTCAAAGGGTTCTTTGCCTTGGCTGGTTGCGAAGTTCAAAAAGATTGCTGCCGATGCCGATGCTCAGGATGATTCTGAATATCAGGTACAGATATTTGCTGACGAACGCCAGCTTGAGTTCCGTGGAAACTCTGCCGACTTGGGTACGTTGAGCGAAGACAAGAAAACTCTGACCGCAAAGGCTTCCAATTCGCTGATGTTTGAAATTGTGAAGGATTTGGGTATCACCCGTCCTGCAATGGTTACTTGGTTCACTATCCGTTTCATCTACGGAGGCAGAACCTACGAGGCAAAAACATTCGTCACTCCTGGAACTATTTAATCATGGGAAAAGGAAGAAACCGTTCATCAAAAAACAGGAGTTCAGTGGGAGCCAATAATGCGGCTCCCATAGACGGTCTTGATGGACTGTCTCTTCAGGAACTCCAAGTGATGGCTCAGGCTGCTCCGATAGCTTTGCGCAACAGGCTTCAGAAGTCCCTAACTTCGGAGTCTTTTGAAGAAGTAATGAAGGCACAAGCGTTCATTGCCGAACAGCAAAAGAACGCTCGGAGAGCTCCGCAGCCGGAAATTAAATCAATCCTTTGGAATCCTTCTGAAATTGGCTTTAACGGGAAAGGTTATCGAGACCCGAACAACGGTATCTCGTTTGGCACGCTCAATCGTATGGGCGAAATCTTTATTGTTAAGGCTATCATCAATACTCGTATTGAACAGGTTCAGAACTTTTTAAAGTACAGTCTTGATGACCAGAAGCCAGGATATCAGATACGCTATAAGAAGAGTCCAGGCTCGGAAGGTTCTGAGGACAAGGAACTGAACGTAAAGGACAAGAAAATTGTCGACTACATTGTCAAGTTTCTCGAAGAGGGTGGCGAGAATGACAAATGGGAATGTGAGGATAACTTTCAAGAGTTTACTCGTAAAGTGTTGAGGGATTCCCTCGTGCTTGACCAAATGACGTTCGAGCTCGTTCGTGCGAGAAACATGAACCTAAAGAAGTATCGTGCCGTGGACGCTGCGCTTATTAGACAGCTTGACACGAATGACCCACGATATGCACAGATGTTTGAGAATTTCCGTTGGCATGGTTATCTGCCAAGATATGCTATGGTATGGGACGGTCAGATTATCAGACACCCTGTAACGAATGAGTATGTAGTTTTCTATCCGTGGGAACTTGGGTATGGTGTACGAAACAAGACGACCAACGTGTTGCGTAATGGCTATGGCTGTTCGGAGCTGGAAACGCTGATTGAAATTGTTACGTGGATTTTGTGGGGAATGCAGTACAATGGTAACTTCTTCAAACAAGGTAGCCAGCCGAAAGGCTTTATCAATGTGAAGAACGGAAACATCGACCAAGGAACTCTGAACGAATTCCGTCAGGACTGGAAACAAACGATGAGCACCGTGTACAACTCTCACAAGATTCCTGTGATACAAGGTATAGACCTCGAGTGGATTGATTTACAGCAAACGAACCGTGATATGGAGTTCACTGAATGGATTAAGTTCCTATTGGTGATTGCCTGTGCTGTGTACCGTATGGACCCATCGGAACTCGGCTTTCAGTTTCAGGATGCTGCCCGTATATTCGGTCAAGAAGGACAGAAGGAACGTCTCGACCATTCTCGTCAAAAAGGTTTGACTCCGCTGTTGGTGTTCTATCAGAATGTGCTGAATAAGTATATCATCAGCGAGATTGATGACCGCTTGGAGCTTGTCTTTACAGGTATAGAGATAGAGGACGAGGCTGCTCAGGTTGAACTTGACAAGAAGAAATCTGAGGCTGGGTTCGTATCTCTTGAGGATATGTTTGAGAAGTATTCCGGAAGGAAGTTCAATCCCGAAAAGGATACTATCCTTAACACGGTGTATCAGTCGGCTCAAAGTAACAAGATGATGGGAGGAGAAGGAATGAACCAAATTGTCGATGACGAAGAGGGTAAAGATTCTCCTAAGACGGCTCAGGAGGCTATTGACCAAATGTTGGTTGAGAAGTCTATGGACAACCCTATTCTTGGGAAGGCTCTTGAATTTATTGACTCACAATTAGGAATAAGAAAATGAAACAGCCTGTATCCCCCAGAATCCAACATCACGTCGACCCGATGAGATATCCAAGGGTTCAAAAGCAGTATGAGAACCAGTCGAAGAATGCTTTCAACGCTGTACGGCTGTTTGGTGATATTGTTCAAACGATGGTTGATATTCAAAAGGAAAAGAAATAATGTTATTTTCGGAAGAAGAAATAAAGAAGATTTTGGACAACGTCGACCTCATGGTGGTCAAGATGGTTGCACAGGTGTTGGGGAAAGACTTCCTAACGAAGGAAGACCTGGACTTGCTCAAGCGTAAAGGGGTTGACTTGATTAAACTGATTCCTAAATTCCCTTCCCATTATCAGGCTTTTCTGTTTGGTCGTGTTTCGGCTGCTGTTGGGACGAATGCAACGGCTCAGATGAGTTACTCCGAGTTTACTGCGTTTCTTTCTAAAATGGGCTTATTTGAGCCCACAGCGAGGGAAATGGCGTTCTATAAGGTTGCAGCCAACAAGACTTATACTCATATCAAGGGATTTTCGGAGCGTATCAAGAATGATGTTCGTGCTTCAATTTCGGCAGAGGAACTCAGCTATTTACAGGCTCAAGAGGCTGCAAAGGCTGATGCCGTTCTGAAGAAGGAACTGTTGGACGGCACATTCGAGAAACGTTCAGTCAAGAAGATAACATCTAACTTGGCGAACCAAATGAATGATTGGAACCGTGATTGGGGACGTATTGTTGAGACGGAAAGTCAAGACATATACAATCTTGGTCGGGCGGAAATCATCATGGAAGAAGACCCTGACCCGTTGGTTTACTTCGATGTCTTTCCTGGAGCGTGCCGTCATTGCATACGGCTGTACCTGAAAGGGGGTATCGGAAGCGAGCCAAAGGTTTTTCACCTGTCAGAACTTATGGCGAACGGTACGAATTATGGTGTAAAGTCTAAGGACTGGAAAGCCACGATACACCCTGTTCACCCGTTCTGTCGGTGTGATTTAAGGTATCTCCCCAAAGGATATGTTTGGAATCCTGATACAAGACAGTTTGAGCCTCCTAAGAATTATCAACGCAAAGTTGAGCGGAAGAGCCGAGCAAAGATAACTATTGGAAACAAAGAATATTCAGTTTAAAACGAAAAGATATGAATTTAAAGAAGTTTTTTGGTATTCAGACAGCTCAAGAGAAAATTGAGGATTACCGGAATCTGAAATCGGAGCTCGGGAAACTTGACCTGCTTGGGCAAGAACTGTCCGATAAATTTTCAATTCAGAAGTCAGTAATTGACGGAGTTGATGGTTTGCCGGAACAGAAGAAATCCGAAGTGTTTGAGAAATATAGAGGATTCCTAAAAGAACATCAGAAGGAAGTTACATCAGCCGTAAACCAGAGGAACAAAATTCTGAAGTCGTTGGAGGCTTATCGCAATGACCCTGAGGTTGGGGAAGCCTGTAAAGACATTGACACTCTTGATAATGCCGAGCTGGCGTATCGGGAAGGGAAGATGACTAAACAGGTGTATTTCGACATCGTGAAGTCAATTACAGGTGAGCCAACCAAATACGCTGATGTGGTTGCTTTGGACAAGTCTGGTAGAGTCCTCATATTACATCGAGTTGAGGAGTTCTGTCCTACTGGAAAGGTTTGTATCCCTGGAGGTCATGTCGACCCAGGAGAGGACTTTGAGACCGCTGCATTACGTGAACTAAAAGAAGAAACAAATCTTGACCCCCTTGCGGATAGAGGAATTGTGTATCTTGGGGAGCATAAGAATGCGGATGCCCACATTAAATATTATCAGGTGTATGTCGACAGTGACCAGCCTGTAACAGTTGATGCGAGCGAACATTGTTTTGCAGAGTTCATTGACCTTGGGGAAATGCCTTTGAAGCCGTTCATCTTTGACCAAGGACGTATCGTTCTTGACCTGATGATGAAACCGCAGCAAATGGATGCCGCCCAACCGTTGTTGAAAGCTCTTGAGGAAGGACGCATTACTCCGGAGGCTTTTGTTCCGGGATTCACTTCAATCCTGAAAAAGGCTATGGATATTGAAGCCGTGAAACCGCTTGAGCCTGAATCAATGGACGGAGACAAGCGAAAATTGGCTGTTCCTGTTCGTGACCCGATGAAGTGTGTCGAAACCATTCTTAAAGGTATCAGCGGAATGCAGGAAGTGACAGTTGGGGAGAACGGACATCTGAAGTTCTTGAAGCCTCTAATCATTCATGATACAAGGTATAAGGAAGACCCAGCGACCAACCGCTTGACTGAATGCGAAATTGTGTTTACAGGCGACGACTCGGATATGTTACGTCTTCTCGAGGAAATGAAATATTCCTTGATGGTGGGACCGATGAAAGTCCGGACACCCCATGAAGAATTTATGGCAGCGAATGAAAGAGGAACCGATTATGTTGGTGACCCAATATTTGTAACTTTCTGAAATGATTTGTAATTTTGTCTCAGAATTTTAAAAACGGATTCAATGAAGAAGCAAACCCCAAATGATTTCAACTTCTGGCTTCCTCTTGACATTATGAAGTCTGAGGAAGCTATGCAGTATCCTCGTGGTGATGAACGTCGCTACGAGAACATGGTCTTTGAGGGTATCGCAAGTGATGACAGCAAGGATTATCAAGGTGACTCTATGGAGCCAAACGGCTTCGAGATTCAATACTTCCTGAAACACGGCTTATTCAATCTTGACCACCTAACAGTTCGAGCAAAAGAGCTGAAGAGTAGGTTTTGGATTGGTGAACCGCTTGACGGGAAGATAGTTGATAATAAGTTTTGGGTGAAAGGGAAGCTGTGGAGCGAGTCTCCCGAGGCGAGAGCCTTTTGGGATAAGTGTATTGAAATGCGTGAAAGCGGTTCAACCCGAAAGCCTGGAATGTCTATTGAGGGCAAAGCACTCGAGCGAGACCCGAAAAATGAAAAGCATATCACGAAAGCAATTATCAATAACATTGCTCTGACGTTCACACCTGTGAATTTCAATTCGTATATCGATTTTGTGAAGGGGATTCAAATGCAAGATTTTATTCCTACGGGTGAAATTTTGAAGAGTCACCTACGAAAGAGTATCATGTTCGAACAGGTAGTTGGAAACAAGAGGATAATTATTGACTCAAAATTCCGCATTGTTCAAGAAGACATTTGACGACTCATTTTAGGGAAAAGAAATTTTGTAATATTTTTAAACCGAAAAATTCAAAAGATTATGGTACAATTAACAGATGAACAGAAAAATGACGACCTCGTTAAGTCCTTGCTTGGTAGTGGGTTCTCAGAAGAGGTGATTGCTGGTTGGATTGATTCCGGCTCAATCAAATTGGAGAAGTCGGTTCAGAGTGGTCCGGATGACCATGGTGAAGGCGACGGAGACGGTGAACACGAGAAGAAAGAAAAGGACAAAGAAAAAGACAAGAAAGACCCTGATGACAAGGATGGTGACAAGAAAGACCCAGACGATGTTGAAAAGGGTTGCGGTGCTGACAAGGGTAAAGACAAAGACGACATCGCCAAGTCAATTTCTGCGGATATCATGAAGAGCATCGAAGACAACTTGCTTGGCAAGGTTACTCAGTCTCAGGATGAGTTCATGAAATCTCTTCCCGGAGTAATTGAACAGGCTTTGACTCCTGTCGTTGACAAGATTGAAAAATCTTTGGACGGTATGCGTCAAGCGATTATTGCTTTTGGCGATACTGCTCCTGCATTTAAGACCGCTGGTCTGAATAAGGCTGTTATCGAAAAGAGTCTCGAAATGGGCGGTGGAGCGAAAGACGAGGATGACAAAACCATCCTGAGCGTATCTCGTGACCGTGCGGTTGTTCGTGAATTGATTACTAAATCAATCGATGAGGAAACCGACCCCGAAATTCAGAAGTCTTTGCGTGACAATACAACTGCCTATTTGCTCGACCCTGTATGTGGGGCAATCGGTCAAGACGCAGCCTTGTATATGTATAACAAGAAGAACATTCGTCTCGTGAAATAATTTCGTTATCGAATTATAACTTTAAAAATAAATAGGAAATGGATTTATTCAATTACACTGGAACGGAAAACGCCAATCCGTTGGAAAGTATGTCTTCAGATGAAATCTTGAAGGCGATGGAGGCGGGTCTGTTGACTGGTATGCAGTACAACGACCAATTGAATAACGGTGGTGGTTTGAAACCTGAATCTCTGGATTCTGTGCTGAAGAACCTCGAGAACCGTTTGGACCAGTTGGTATTCTGGAACGAACTGAACCGTCAGAAAATTGACAATACTGTTCACCAGTACAATCAGCTCTACAAATATGGTCAGGAAGTAGGTATCTTCAATCAGGAAGGCGAAACTCCTACTGAGACTGACTCTGTTTACCGTCGTAAGTCAATCACCGTGAAATTCACTGGTGTGACTGGTCAGGTGACTCATCCGGGTATGATTGTCAAGACTGTCGTTGGTAGCCTGTACACAAAGGAAGTTGAAAACAAGACTATCTTGCTTCAGACTATTCTGGACAAAAAGGTAATCGACGCCAACTCGGCAAAAGTTCCTGAAGAGTTCGACGGTGTATTTGCTCAGCACATCGCTGGTATCAATGATATCACAGGTGGTCTTCTGGGTAAAACATCTGAACAGGTGCTGGACGCTTACTTCGGTGACGTTGCTGTGCTGAACGCAAACGGTTCTGTACTGAACGACGCTTTGGTTGAGGACGCTGCTCAGGCAGTTGTAAACGACCGAAACGGTATCATCGACCGTATCGTTTCTTCTCCTATCGTGTTCAACAACTACGTGAAACTCTTCCACGAGTCAAAACGTGTTGTGGTCGGTATGGCTGGTGGCGTCGTTGGTGCTACTATGGGTCAGTCGGTAAACGATATCACTACTCAATTCGGTAAAGTGAACATCAAGGCAGACAAGTTCTTCGACTTCGCGAAACCGATTAAGTTGGGCGGTGGTAAGACTTCCGACAAAGCTCCTAATGCTCCTATCAAGGACGCAACAACTCCGGTTGCTGTGGCTGTTGATGCTAAGGGAGTATTCGGCTCTGTTCACGCTGGTAACTACTTCTATGCTGTTACAGCAAAGAACCGTTACGGAGAGTCTGAACCTGTATTGCTGAACGACACTGAACAGGCTGTTGGTGCTACTCAGTCAGTGACTTTGAAGTTCAAAGGTGCGCAGTCTTCTGCTTATCCTGAAACTTGCTACGTCATCTATCGTACTGAGAAAGACCCTGTTGATAAGGGTACTGCGGATTTCTATCCTATCTTCGAAGTTAGCACAACTGAGTTGGCTGCTGGATGGGACGGTGCTGCTCCGGGAGAGGTTCACGACCGCAACCGTTGGATTGCCGGAACCAAATCTGCTCTTGTTTACTTCAACGGAAGTGAAATGATTGAGTATTTGGAACTGGGTGGTACAATGAAACTGGATTACGCTATTGTTGGTCCGAGACGTTCGTTCTCTGTCCTGAACTATGGTACTCCGGTTGAGTATATGCCAGGAAAGATTGCTCGTATCATCAACATTGGTAAGATTGGTTTGCCGACTACCTAAAAAGACGACCGAGTAACGTTATAATGATGGGGATGGGGTGGTAAGTCCCATCCCCATTAATTTTATAAACAAATTAAAGAAACGATTATGAAACTTTTTAACAGAAAAGCAGGAAACAAGGTAATCAACATCAATGGCACGAACGTGAAGTTCGTTAATTGTGTTGCAGAGGTCGAGGACGAGTTCGGTAAGGAAGCTCTGAAGTTAGGTTTGCCAAACCTGTACGAACACGGCAAACAGCCTGTATTCGAAACTCCTAAGGAAGTTCAGATGAAGTCTGATTTCAATGACCGTGAAGAATGGTACAAAAAGGAAATTGCTCGTTTGACTAACATCAACACTTCTCAGAAGAAGAAGATTGAGGAACTCGAGCAGGAGGTAGTAAATTGGAAAAGTGAATACGAGAAAGAGCATGAGGCTCGTTTAAAGCTCGCTGAGGGAATTATCCCCGCACCCGAGACAGTTACACCCCCAGCACCTGAAAATCCCGTAGAAGACCCCGCAGCGACCACAGACGACGAAAATCCTGCAGAGGGTGATGGCGGTGAAACTTTAACTCCGGAACAGGAGGAAGAGGAACTTCGTAAAGAACTTTCTGGAATGAAGAAAGATGAATTGATAGCTTTCGGAACCGAGAATGGCTTTGACATGGCTGCTATTGCTGAGAAAACGAAAGCTGAAATCATCGAATTTTTGGTAGCATCCTCTAAAGAGTAATTAAGATGGGACAGCTTGTTTTGACAATGAAGTATAGAAAGAACACGGGGATGATGTTTAATCCCACGGAGATTTTTTCTTTGTACCTGTACGGGATAACTATACAGGGTGGTGACGGGACTTCATTCAGCTCTGAGAGCATGAGGTTCTACATTCAGGCAGCACAGAAAGAGGTGGAGAACTTCTTCAACCTTAAACTGATGCGCCAGTTCATTGACCAAGAGAAGCTGACATTCTACCGAGCCGACTATTGGCAGGAATTTCCTATTCTGTTCACGAACTATCCCGTCAACAAGCCAATTTCGTTGACGGGACGGTTCAACAATCTTGAGCAAATCTCCTATCCGACACAATGGCTTACAACTCATCAGAACAGTTACGGTCTTTATAAGAGACGTGTATCAATCGTTCCGACGGGTTCGGCTGTTGCTACTGCGAATGCGGAAGTGATTCTAAGCGGTTTGACTACTCAATTGGGTAGTCAGCATTTTAGATTGATTCCGGATTACTGGGATTTCCAGTACATTACAGGATTCGACCTCGACCACATGCCTATGGACTTAATTAACCTGACTGGAAAGTTAGCGACGTTTGGACCATTAGGTATTGCCGGAGACTTGATTCTTGGTGCTGGTATTGCTGCCCAGTCAATTGGTGTGGACGGGTTGAGTCAATCAATCAGTTCTACTTCTTCCGCAACGAATGCTGGTTATGGTGCTCGTATCATACAGTATCAGAAGGAGATTGCTGAAACAGTGAAGAGGATAAAATTGATTTATGACGAAATAAAAATGGTTGTGGTATAATGAACGGAAGAAACATAACAGAAGCACCCGAACAGTCCCTATATGGACAACCGCAGGTGAGCTTTCGCCCAAATGACTTCAATTCGGTTATTTGGGCACACGGCTATGATATAATCTGTGAAAAGGCTATTCGTTGTCCATGTCAGGGAAGTTCAGGAGCTGCTCTTCCTGATTGTCAGAACTGTCACGGCTTTGGATATTTCTTCGTGAATCCTCGTAGGACGAAAGCTCTTGTAACAGGTTTGAACCGGAATACTCAATACGTTCAATGGGCTCCTGAATTGATGGGTACGGCTGCGATAACTGTTCGTGATGAGGATAAAGACTTCCTTTCCTACTTTGACAGAGTAACCGTTGAGGACGAATATGCTTCGTTTACGGAAATGTTGGTTGCGAGGTTGATGATAGGTGACGAGGTTGCTGTTTTTCTATCATACGCACCAATAGAGGGTGGTATCGAGGCAGTGTACATCTTTAAGGATTCAACATCACCGTTGGTGAAGTTAGACCCATCGACGTATGAAGTTGTTCCGGAGAACCCGTATTGCCTACGATTTGCTCCTGGAAATGTCGAACCTGATATGGGAGTTTCCGTACTGTACAAACATCGGGTGGAGTATCATATCATTGATATGCCGCACGAGATACGTGCTTCATTAGGAAAAGACAAGAAGAGTGGGCAGCTACAAATCCTCAAGATGCCCATACAGGGTGTGGGGAGAAGGACTCATCTTATTGATATGCAGCGACCGAATTATGATGGTAGTGGGATAATCTATAACGACGATAATAATGATTCCGATACACGTTGATTTGAGCGAAATTGTAGCGGAGTTTGCTTTGACAGGCGACCAAGCTCAAGCACTCGGTGGTGAAATTATCAACCGAGTCGTGACAGAGTATGTAAATAAGTGGGAGAACCTTGTCAATAAAGAGTTGAAGAAAACTCGAAAACTGTATAAGCAAGCAATGTATGTCGACCGAGTGAGTGCGACGGAAGTTGTGTTTGGTTTACAGCCTGGACAGGACGGTTTGGCTTTGGCTCTTGAAGAGGGTAAAGCTCCGTTTGACGAGAAACCAGGATTCGCCAATTCCCCGAAGAAGAAAACTTCTTTGAGTGGAGGTTGGTACTTGACAATTCCTTTCCGCTATGCTACTCCTGACGCCGTTGCTGAATCCACAATTTTTCAAAATGCTTTGCCGAAAGAAATATACGACATTGCAAAAAGTAACGGTGGACAGCCTGTAAAGAAGTCTCAACTCCCAGCACAGTACGCTCAATTGGGTCGTCGTAAGGAAATTCAAACAGCGAACGGAGTAATACCGGAGTACACCCATAAATCACCCCAATACCAAGGACTCGTGAGGATTGATGTTTCATCTACGGACAAAGAGAATCGAGGGGGATACTTTACATTCCGCAGGGTCAGCAATAACAGTGACCCGTTGAGTTGGATTCATCCTGGATTTGAACCTCGGAAGTTCATGGACAAAGCTCTTGACGAGGCACAGGTGTTTGAGGTAGCTGACATGGCGATTGATGAATTTTTAAACCAATTATAGAGATGATACTAATTGCAAGAATAAAACAGATAGTCGATGGGTTGATAGCATACATTCAGTATGATTACGAAAGTGTGCCGGAGACCCAGACTTTCTTATACCATATGTTCTACGGGACTCGGGATGGGCAGTTTGACTTCTACGAACAGGCGAAGGCACTTTTCTTGAGGAAGAATACTAATCCTCGGAAGATACAGGTGAAGATGGAATATCCTAAGGATAAGAGCCATATGCCTTGTATAATTGTAAGAGAGCCAGGACGTTCAACCGATAAGCCAGCTCCGTTGGGTGGGTACGGTGCTCCCGTGCTTGATACCTTTGGGGTTCCTGAATATGAACGTGAGGGGTTCCGACAGCCAGCTCTTTCAAGAATTGACCTGATGTGCTTCAGTGACAATATGCTGGAATCAATCTTGATTGGTGAGGTATTGTATGCGCTGTTGATAGGTGCAAGAAATACGTTCGAGGAAGAGTTTGCGTACTTCGATTTCAGCACGAATGAATTGATAGCGGAGAACAGCCTGTTTCCGCAACCGATATTGATAAAGAACGTGTCAATAGAGGTTGAGGACATAGGAGATTATGCTTCAATCGTTAGACCTGAAATTGTGCGAAGATTTGTGATAGAGGATGCGATACCTGTTGGGTCAGACCCAAGTTGGAATCCACCTCCTATTGACAAATATTTCGAATTTTCACACCCGTATGTGTGGCTCGACCAGCTTACTAATAATGGAGAAAATACTATCTATTCAAATACAGATTGGGTTCTTCAGACAGGGAATGAACTGTTCCAGTTTAAGTCGGGATATGTGTGGCTGGATGAAATGAATAATCAAGGAGAACAGGATATTGAAGCGAAGACCGCTTGGAGGCTTGAGTAGGGAATTCGCTCTAATATTACTATCTTTGTTGGTGAGAAAAATTTTGTTTAACGTTTAAAATAGTGAATTTATGGCAAAAGCAGCATGGCTGACCGTCGCTCCCACTTCGGGAAATGGTAATGCGACAGTTCAGAACACAGGTACAGTTCACACTGGTCGTGAACAACGTACTACCACGGTGACTGGTGTGGCAGTGGGCGTATCTCCGAATAAGACGTACACCGTAATCCAGAAGGGAAAGACAGAGTTCGTTTCGTTCAACGACGGAGCTGAAACAACTGTTGGAAAAGCAGGTGGAACCCTGACAATCACAGGTAAATCCAACTCTTCTAAGTTGAATTTCGAACTTGTCGATTTGAAAACTCGTGCGGTCGTTGAGGGAGGTTTGGAATTGACTCTTCCGAGCAAATACACCGCTGGTGGAGTTGAGACCACTAACAATGTGGCTATCACTGGTGACCCTGGAGCGTCTCAGGAGTACGAGTTCAGTATTACTTTCACAGGTATCGCAGCCAATACATCGGTTGATGAATTGACCGCTGCCATGAAAGTTACGACCGCTGGAGGACAGTCTCAGCAAATTCAGATTAAGCAATCTGCTGGCGACCCGACGTTTGCATTCGGTAATGATACAATCACTCTGGAAGCAAGCGGTGCAGCCGTATCTCAGACAATCACTTCTAATACTTCTTGGGAACTTTCCTAATCTATTAGAATATGGGAAAACGGTTGAAAAAGGCAAAGAAAGTGGCACAGCCGACAGCAATGTCGGCTGCTGTCCCGCTTGCTGTTGAAACGAATGAGGGGTTCGACAGAACGATGACCGTTACAGGTAAAATCACCGAAGGAACAATCCCTTTGGAATCATCGTTTACAATCACTCAATTGGGTCTCCGTGAGCCGTTCATTCCTGCTGATAGTGATGAGGGGTTCCAGGATTCAACTGGAAGCGATTTTGGGGTGTTAAAAGAATAAACCAATAATAAATAAGATTATGGCGTATAAATCGAAATTCACAGGAGCAAAAGTTGATGAGTTACTGACAATAGTTCAGAATCAGCAACAGAATCCGTCTTCTATTCTTGATGGATTGACGGAGAAGAATATTCTTGATAAGCTGACTGGGGATGGTATTATGAGCAAATTGACGGGGCAACAAATCGTTGATAAAATCAATACTGTTTCTGGAAATATCGCTTTCACGAAGTTTGTGGACTGTCAGGCAAGTGCCGGAAAAACTACTTAATTATGGCAAATAATCCGTATGCGACATCAAAACAGGCAGCGGACACCGTTGGGATAACTCCCGACGTAATAGGTGTTCCTGCTAATAATTACGTCCGCAAGAAAGAACTTGTTGCGACAGGAAAGTTTGACGCTGATGCGTTGGCTTCCTACGGCAATAACGATTATGTAATGTTGAAGGACATTGCACAGGGTACATTTCAAGTTGCTCTGTCAATCAATTCAGACGTTACGAGTCGTGGTACGGTTCAGTTGAACGGTGGTGCTGCTGGTGCTACTGCGTCTGCGGAGGTAAGTGCTGGAAGTCAGGTGACTGCAAAATGTAATCTGACGAAGAGTGGTGACGTATTCGATGGATGGTATAAGGGAGCCACCAAGGTGAGTTCGAGTGCGACATATACGTTCACAGCCACTGAAGCCGTGAGCCTTGTCGCTAAGATATTCTATCTTGATGTCACACCTACATCTTTGGACTACGATGCCGCTGGTGGAAGTAAGACATTCCAAGTTTCAACCAATGTGAACTGGACTGTCAGTTAGAAACAATTTTAAAAACAAATTAGGGTATGGCGAAAGATTCTTGGTTGACCGTTAATCCAATGACCGGAGAGGGTGACGCTACTCTGACCAATTCAGGCACGATACATAAAGGTCGTCTTGAACGTCAGACAGTTGTTACGGCTGTGGTCAAAGGAATTGAAGCGGCAAAATCTTACCAAGTTAAGCAAGAGCCAACTGCTGAATACATTACTTTGGACAAGACTTCATTTGAGGTAGGCGAAGGAGCTTCGACGATAACTGTTTCTGGAAAGAGCAACTCACCGAAGATTACTTTCGCTCTTGGTTCGGGGAATGATATCCCTATTGTTTTGCCTGCTAATTATACTGCGAATGGCTTATTGACGGTGAATGGGACATCAATTCCTGATGACCCAGGAGCCGTTGATGAGTTTATATTCAGTGCCCAAATCCCCATTCCTAAGAACACGGTTGGAAGACGTACAGGGAAGATAACTGTTACGGGTTCAATCGCTTCTGCCGTTGGGACGGTAACAGTTACTCAAGCGACTTCGACTTGGACTGTTACCTATTCGAAGGGAGACTATATCAATACGATTAATAAGACTTCCGAGAAGATTAATTGGGGAAGCACCGCAACTGCGGTTGCGACACTGCTCGCGAATACGGCTCAATATACTTATACATTCTTAGGATGGTATGAGGGAGACACGAAGATTTCTTCTTCGTTGTCATTGAGCGTGGCAAATATAACAGCAAACAGAACATTCACAGCAATTGGTTCTCGAACGCTTAACAGGTATTCTCTTGCGTTTACTATCACACCGACAGGTGCGGGAACGGTATCCGGAGGAGGAACTTATGACTATGGTTCGAGCATTAAATCAACTGCAACCCCTGCTACTGGTTACAACTTTACAAAATGGGTTGATGAAGAGGGGGTTGAATCAACGACGAACCCGTATCCTGGATGGGCTATCACTAAGAACCGCACGATTCAAGCGGTGTTCACGATTAAGAGTTATGCTATCAATTTGGCTGCTCAATATCGTGTGGCTGAGTCAGGCGATTTCACATCAGGAACGACGGGTGGTACTGTTTCCGGAGGAGGAACTTTCAATCACGGGACATCTGTCACTGCGAAAGCAACTCCGGCAACTGGGTACAGTTTCGCTGGGTGGTATGAGGGGACTTCGAAAGTTTCGGATTCCGCTTCCTATACATTCACCGCAACAGGAGCTCGCAGCTTGACAGCACGGTTCCAGCGTCAATGGTTCACAGTAACATTCACTGCCGGAACAGGTGGTTCAGTATCACCGACAACGGCTCGAGTACAGTATGGTGGCGAAGCATCTTCAACTGCAACCGCTTCGACAGGATACACGTTCAGTGGATGGAGCAATGGAACTAAGACAGCTAAATTGACCGTCACGAATGTTACGGCAAATGCGACTTATGCTGCATCGTTCGGAATCAATACCTATGTCATCACGTATGCGAAGGGCACGGGAATTGCTTCGGTTACTCCAGCGAGTGAAACGATTGAACACGGTGCGAATGCGAAGGGTTCTACTGCGGCACTGACGACAGGTTACAATTTCGATGGATGGTACAACGGTGATACTCGTGTCAGCACGGCTCTTACTTATGGACCAACCAACGTTACTGGAAACATGACGCTCACTGCTAAGGGAGTTTTGAAAACATTTGCAATCACAGGAACGGCTCAATACCGTGATACGGATTCTACTGGCTCGTTTACGAGCGGAACGAATGGCGGTACGGTAACAGGCTCGGGAACATATAACTATGGCTCTAAAGCGACTTTAACGGCTGCTGCAAAGGCAGGTTATACATTCCAAGGTTGGTACGACGCTGGTGGTACACAAATCAGCACGTCCGCAACTTATGAGATAGCAAGTGTGACGGCTGCGGTAACAGTTTATGCTCGATTCCAAAAGAATTGGTTTACTGTAACTTATGTGAGAGGAACAGGTGTAAATGCTCTGACGAAGACGACTGAGCGAGTAGCGTATAATGGTTCAGTGACTTCAGATACTGCGGTTGCTTCTACTGGTTATAATACTCCGACTTGGACGAAGACTTCGGGAACAGGTACATTGACAGTTTCGGCTGGTAAGGCAACTCTATCAGCAATTCAGTCTAATTGCACATTGACTGCATCAGCGACAATCAACAAATATACAGTATCTTACACGAAGAATGCGAATATCGCTTCTATCAGTAAGACGAGTGAATCCGTAAATTACGGTGGAACTGCGACCTGTACAGCGACTCTTCCTGCTAATACTGCCCAATATACATACACGTTTGCGGGATGGTACGAAGGAAGCACTCAGGTTAGTACGGCTCTTGCGTTGAGCGTTGCGAACATTACGGCTGCGAGAACTTTCGAAGCCAGAGGAACAGCCACAGTCAATAAGTACACAATCACCGTGAATAATGGTTCTGGTGGAGGAACTTATAACTATGGAACAAAGGTTACTCTGACAGCTTCTACGATAGAAGGAAAGACATTCTCTAAGTGGTCTGATGGTGTAACAACTGCTTCTCGTGAGATTACTGTTACAGCGAATGCAACTTATACGGCTGAATATACGACGAACACTTATACCGTGACTTATGTCAAGGGAACAGGTATCGCCACAATCAGTAAGACTTCTGAAGTTGTAAGTTGGGGAGCTAATGCGACTGGCTGTACAGCCACAGTCACTGCGGGATATACATTTGACGGTTGGTACAATGGCGCAACCAGAGTTTCAACATCATTGACGTATGCTCCGACGGCTGTTAAGTCTAATTTGTCTCTTACAGCGAAAGCGACCATTAACTCATATACAGTCTCCCCGTCAGCGTATTATCGTAATACAGACGGCACAGGAAACTATACAGCCGGAACAACGGGTGGAACAGTTTCAGGTGGTGGAAGTGTAAATCACGGAGGAAGTATAACTGTCACGGCTTCGGCTGCTGCTGGTTATCAGTTTGATGGTTGGTATTCTGCTGGTGCATCAGGTGGTTCTTTGTTGAGTAGTTCAGCATCGTATGCGATTTCAGGTGTAACAGCCTCGATGACCGTATATGCTCGCTTCACGAAGAAATATTATACGATAACTTATTCGGCTGGTGATTATGTTGCAAGTCTGAGTAGAACTTCAGAACGTGTTGCTCACGGAGCCAACGCTACTGGTTCAACGATGACTGTTTCCGCTACGACTGCTCAATACTCCTATGGGGTTGATGGTTGGTATAACGGAGCGACTAAGATAACATCTTCAGCGACTTATGCCCCGACTGGTGTAACAGCTAATGCAACGTACACTGCGAAGGGAACGAGAAGCCTGAGAAGTTATACTGTCACCTATAATAAGAATGCGTATATTGCCTCTGTGAGTCGTGCAAGCGAGTCTGTTTCTTATGGTGGTACGGCTGCTGGTTCTACTGCATCGCTTCCGGCAACTACTGCTCAATATTCTTATAGCTTCGACGGATGGTACAATGGTTCAACCAGAGTGTCCACCTCTGTAACTTATTCTCCAGGAACTATTACTGGAAATGTTACGGTTGAGGCTCGAGGAAATAGAACAACTCGTTCCTATACAATATCAGTCAGTCTTGACAGTTCGGCTGCGGGACGTGGTTCAGTATCTGGCGGTGGGTCTTATAACTATGGTGCTTCGGCAACGGTTGTATGTACCAAGACCAATAGTGCTGACGTGTTTGACGGATGGTATGAGGGTGGAACACGGGTGAGCACAAGTCTCTCCTATCAGTTCACGGTAACAGGTGCGAGAACACTGGTAGCGAAGATTCTGTATCTTGACGTCACTCCAACGAGCCTGTCTTATGGCGCAACGGGTGGTTCACAAACGTTCAAGATAACGACGAATACGAGCTGGAAAATTTCTTAATGAGTTTGGGCAGGAGCTTCGGCTCTTGCCCTTCCTCAAAAAGATTTGTGGTTATTGATGTTTTGGAAAATTTTTATACCTTTATTCCGAAATAAGTTAGTAAACTTTTAATAAAGATAATATGGCAACAAGCGTTTATTTCAATGGAAAATTGAGAACTCTTCCCGGAGTATATTCAACGATAACTTCCGGAGAGAGTAGTGCTTCCCGAAATTTGGACTATGGAACCGTGCTCTTGATTGACACGGGTGTATATGGTGCTGGCTTCGGTGGAGGTTCAGGTGTTAATGGCACCGACAAGCAAGGAAAGGACGCTGTCTATGAGTTCGAGACATTATCAGATTTTCGTGACTTCGTGAAAGGCGGAATGTTCTGGAAATGCGCAGAGGCTTTGTTTACTCCCGACCCGTATAATGCGGATGCGGTTGGTATCAGTAAGTTACTGTATGCTCGTGCCTGTACGACAACTCCCGCAACTATGACGTTCACCCCGACTGGTGGTGGTTCGAAAGGTGGTACGCTGGTAGTGAAAACTATCGACGAAGGATTGAATGCAAATGGCGAGGTTGAAGGCGATTTCCTGAAAACAGGTTATGCGTGGACAATTGAAGCCGGAACGGAAGACCCGAATGCGTTCATTATGAAATTCTGGAGAGGAACCTTTACAGGTCTTTATAAAGACCCGATTACAGGGGTTGAACTTTCCTACGATGAATTGACAGTTGAACAGGCTGACCCGTATCTGATTTGTCAGACTCCGGAATGTACTACGTTGGCTCAGGTTATTCAGTGGTGCCAAACCGATGAGAACTTTGGTTCAAGATTCATTCTTGATGATTCAAGCAAAATCACGGGTGACGGTTCAGTAGATGCTTCTGACATTGCTGACAATGAAGGATGGCAAGTAGCTACTGGAGCGACTGAACAGTATAAGCCGACTGACCTCGACGACCTGTTGGCTCAAATCACTGATGTTGAGTATAACATCGTATTCACAGACCAAATCGGTGCTTCGGGTGCTGGTGCTACGAATAACAAGGTTATCGCACACCGCAATACTCAGGCGAAGTTCGACAAATTTGTGTATGTCGGTGCATACGACAGCAAGTTGAAGTTCAATGACTCGCTCGGTATGGCGAAACAGTTCAACAATGCATACGTGGTGTGCGTTCATGGCGGTATCGGTACTGCAAGCGACATGGTAGCGTCTAAAGTACGTTGGTGGGGTGTATTCTATAACCTGTGCCAAGTAATCGGTCGTGTGAGTGGCAAACCACCTTACATTCCGGTAACTAACAAGACAATCGGTGGTGACAAACTTCAGCACATTCCTGACGAAAAGGAAATGGAAAAAGCTGTCAAGGCTGGTTTGGTTGTGGTATATCCGAATCCTTACTTGATGCGGTTCGTGGTTCTTCAGGGTGTTACAACTCTTCAGGATAACAAGACGCTCTTCAATAAGAAGGGATTGTCCTTCTCTATTCAGTTCATGCGTGTTCTTGCACAGTTGAACAAAGAGTGTGTGGTGAATGCTGAGATTGACCTGTTGGGTGACGAAAACGGTGTGAACCTGAATACTCTGTCAAAAGGAGCTCTTGAGACTTGGACAATCAATTTCTTGCAATCACGTGTTGCGACTGAAAATCAAGACAACTTGATTCAGAGGTTCCAGAACGTTGTTGCGACTCGAATTGAGGACTATTACGATGTCACCTATGAGGTGGTGGTGAACAGTGAAATCACTAAGATTTTCTTCACCGGATTCTTGTTGAAAAACTAAAATTAAAAAGATATGGCAAGAGGAAGAGTTTTTACAGCACCGAAAGCGTTTATCAAAATAGATAACGAGGTTGCAGGATACGTCCGCAACCTGACATTCTCGGAAAACGTACAGCGTGCCAACGTTCAGGGGTTGGGAAGCCTGACTTATCAGGAAGCACCCCCTGTGGCGTACACTTGTCAATGGAGTGTATCACAATACTTCATTTCATTCAATACTCCGATTATGAAGAAGATGCTCAAGAAGTTCGGAAGCATAGCGGAGATAAAGAATAGCCTCGTATTGGGGGACATTGCTTTTGACATTACGGTGTATGCGAAAACGGTATCAAGCGAAGACGCAGCGACGAAACTTGTTACCGAAGTTGATAACACGGGTGAAACCATTGCTCGCTTGCAAGGCTGTTTACTGAATACTCAGTCATTCAGCATCCAGGAAGCTGGGCTTGCAGGAACCGACATCAGTGGTATTTATCTTGAACCAATCAGCATGGCAGGATAATCCTGCCTTGCTTTAAATAAAAGAAGATTATGATAAAAGATGAAGTAACAATTGAAATCAAGGGGCATAGTTACCCTGTGAAGTTCCCTAATGTGGGTCAGTTCTACCAAATTGAGGCGATGAAGCAAAGCCTGTCCAGAGGATTCTATAACTCAATGGTAATGAGTCCTTCAGCAATGGCTCAGCACGCTCTTGACATGATTGATATCGAGGCTGCGATTGCTGTTTTGTGCCCGAAATTGATTGAGGATTTGAAAGTGAAGAACTTTTCGGAACTTGACGTCAGGGACTACAAACTTATCCGCGATGAATACTTCAAGACGGTTGCTCCGTTCTTTAAAGAAATTACTGACCTCCTGAAAGGTGATGAAAGTGATGACGTAAAGAAGGAGGAGTAATATGAAACATTCCGAGCTGATACAGGGTGTTGTCAGCTGGAACAATAGATTCCCGTTGGACAGGTGGTGGCGAATAAAGCATAATGTTTCATTTATGTCCCCTGCTCATCGGGAATCTTCTTTTTTATACCAGCTAATGGAATTCGAAGAAGACAAGCTGTATTTAAAAGAGTTTCAGACTGAACGTGAGAAAGATGAGGATAAGTATATTCCCGGAATTGGGGACATCTTTAAGGCTCCGACTACGATTGAGGACTTCTCTACTGAGGCTGAAAGAGAAATTGAAGAAATGCTTAAATTAGAACAAAATGGCGGAAGACAAGAGAATACGGGTATCGGCTGATGCGTCACCTCTTCAGGAGCTCCGGCAAAACGCTCAAGCCTTGTGGAACGACTTCAATAAGATGGAAAGTACGTTCAAGGACATCGCTGAGCAAACTGTTGGAGTCATCCAAAAGCAAATCGACCTGTTAAAGGAGCGAAACGCTCTCTCAGGGGGAATGCAAGGTGGCTTCCCTAATGATACCCCGACCGAAAGACGACCGACCCTTATAGACCCTTATACTGGGCGACCTTTAAGTGGTTCGGGTGGAGTTGTATCTCCAGGAACTTCTGGTCGTGCTTTAAATACCCAGCTTACTGAACGCCAACAAACGACTCTTGATAAGATACTGTCAGAAGTTGTCCGGATAGCGGACACAATGGAAAAGACCCAGAGGGATGACACTAATGGTGTGCTTCCTTCGGCTAGTGGGGGAGAACCTCCACAAGTTCCACCTCCGGCAACCCCTGAAGTTCCTATTCCTGGACAGGGTGGTGCTGGAATGTTTGGAAAGGGGTTCAAGCTCCCTACGAGTATGGGAGGACTGATGGGAATGCTTCCTTTTGGTGCGCTTATCATGGGGATTGGTACAATATTGGGTCAGCAAGCGAAGTATGAGGCTGCACAGTACGGTGCGGAAAACGAATTTCAACGTCGAAATAACAGGGGTAATCATTGGCTGTTGAATATGCTGACATTCGGTATATCGGGAGCCGAAGCTGAAAAGAAGGAAGTTGGACGAATGGCGGCAACCCAGAACGATAGAGCGTTGGGGGATTATTCTGCTTTACATAACATTTCCTATCGTGAAGCGTTGGGAAGTCAATTCGTTGATTCATTTGGTGATAATGTTGATTATGTTACAGGTGGGAACACTACGTATCATGATTATAAGATGGCGACTGACTGGTCATACAGACAGAAGCAATCACAGCCAAAGAAAGAGGGTGAGCTTGACTTTTCAGGACTTGCCTTCCCTAAAACACAGGCAGATGCGGAGGCTTGGAAGGAATGGGAATACTTTCAAAAGAAACAGCAATTAAGAAGTGCCGACAAGGCTGGTTTGGTAACTGATAAAGATGAACTTCCTACATGGGCGTCCAGGACGTTGGGCTTGAATATGACAGACTATCTGTCTCAGGTTACAACTCTTCAAAAGGCTGGAGTCTATGAACGGAACACTTCTCTTCATGATGTGAACCAACTGTTAATGGCTGGAAAGATTCGAGGACTGTCTGAAGATGACGCTGCTTCTGTATTAGCGACAACACGGTTTGACCGTTCAGGTCGTACAGGAGCCAACGTTGTACAGGCTTTCGATACCAACTTACAGGGACTCGGAAAGAGTGACCAGTACATTGCTTCGACACTTGGGGAATACTTACAATCGTTTAATCGTATGGGGGAGAATGTGCTTAACAGGACAGGTTCACTCAATACGGCTGGCATTGTACGTTCCATGACAAGCATACAGAATGCTACTGGGATGGAGGGTCGCCAATTAGAGCGTGTGCAGAACTCTTTAATGGGAAACAATGTAAGTCAAGATGACGTGACCCAAGCGTTGCTTTTGAGAACCGCAAGAGAGGTTGCTGGTCCAGATGCTCAATTATCAGATTTACAAGCGATGATTGAACAGATGCCGGAGAAACCTGAACTTCAGCAACAGTTCTTCGAAAGAATTCAGAAGATGACGGGTGGGGGTGAAATGGGTCGTCAGGTGATGAAACAAATCTTCCCTAATTTGTCAATGACTGATATTATTGACTTGGAAAAGGCAACCGGAAATGATGCGAAGAAAATATTTCAGCGTGGTCGTTCAACGGGTGCTGAATATTCGGAGGCTGACGCTCGAAGTAAGGTTGGCGACATCGCTGCTTCTACTGCCGCAACACAGAATCGAAAGATTAAGGATGGATATGAAGAAATTCTTGGTGGAAAAGGTTCTATCGCTGCGGTTGTTAAAGCAATCAAAGATGAGGGTCCGATACCTGTTACAATCGTAGCTCCTTCACCAGGAAGTGCTGGTTCAGGTACAGGGCAACAGGGTGGATTCCCTGCCTTAAATTTGACAGATGAACAGCTTCAGAAAATTAGGGAAAATGTTTCTTCAGGAGTTCAGGATGGTGTTAAAAAATCAATGAATAATATAACAATTCAATCGGAATAACTATGGCAGAAGAAAAGAAAATACCTCCGTATTCAACCGATTGGTTCGAAGGAATCGAAGATAGTCGCGAACCAGCGACTATCCAAGATTTCCTTGATGATTTGAAGAAGCAAGGGTATCAAGAAGACTTGACCGTTGATGACTTCCTAAAATTCACCGATGGTCATTGGACGAATGCGGAGATAATTATAAACAGCTATTCTCCTCAAATGAAGGAGAAATATAAGAGCGAAATAGAGCAGAATAAGCCACCGTTGATAATGGTCGGAACATGGTACGCCATCCCGAATAAACAAATTACAGCGGAGCTGCAAGAGATACTTGCTTCTGACCTGTTTATGAGGCAGTATAGTAGCTTTTCAGCGTTTTGGTCAACGAAACAAAAAGAGCTCCTGAAAGACCCCGAATATGTGCCTTGGGACTCTCCTACAAACAATGGTGATTCGAGTAGCTCAAAGCCAATCAATGATTCCTATGTAGCGAAGAAACGTGCCGCAGCGTCAGGTTCGGGCGATGAGAATAAGGAGTACCACGTTCAGATGAAAGCCTTAAATATCAAAGTTTGGGTTTATTCGCGTGCCTTCAATAAGGTGTATGACATCAGTTCTTGGATAAGAACCTGTTCGACGAATAAAGATATATCAATGGGGACATTCTCTATGGAGCTCGTTCCAACTGATACGCTTACAATCCAGACATTTGGCGAAGACTTTGCTAATCATTTTAATATCACAGATAAGCGAGGAAGTATTCATCGTGACTGGTTTTCGAAGTTCATTCAGAACAACGATATGATATTTATTCGTTTCGAAAAGTTGAAGAAGGAGAAGTATGAGGATATGGGGAAACGCCAATCAAGCACCCACATCATTGAACCGTCAGAACTGAATGACAAGTTGATATGGGATATGATGGGTCTGATAGATACTGTTTCAACAAATGTTGATTCCGAAAGTACGGATTACTCTGTATCAATATCTGGTCGGGACTTGATGAAACTGTTAGTTGAGGATGGTTCCTACTTTATTCCTTTGAAATTTGTAGAGGGAAGCCCAGACAGGTGGTTCTATGGGGGAGACCCCGAATCCTCGTGGTTCAAGCGTAACATGGTGGCGGGTTCGTACGATTATTATTTCGCTTATGAGTTTCAGAAGATTGACACCGTGTCATCGTTTATCGTGAATCAGTTGTCAAACATTGGAATCGTTCCTAACAGCCTGTTTTCGCATTGTGCAAAGCGTCCTGATGCAAAGGGGGTATGGCAGATGATTACCCTGTGGGTGGACGGACAGCTTTCAGATAGAAGAATTGTCGACCGTTCATTGACGAACCCCGAAGGAACGTTGCTTGATTTCTTTAACAAGATATGCCAGCAGCCATTCGTTGAATTTTGGGGGGATACATGGGGGAACGAATTCGACCTGATGATACGCCAGCCTCCGTTTACGAAGACGGCAATTCAGAACGTTGTCAACTCAAAAGAGTTCATAGGAATAGAACCGAAAGACCTGTTATCGTTTTCGCTTGAGTATGATAATCGTGCGTATGCTTGGTATCGAATCATGCCACAGAACGCATTGACAGGTAGTTCACAGTTCTCCTCACTGGCGTTGGTTCCTATTATTTTCCTGAATGAGTACGTTGAACGTTTCGGAAATAAACGGTGTATCACGAATGATATATATTTGTCTGAAAAGAGCCTGAAAGGAAAAGACGACGAAAAGAATATCAATACAATGTCCCAAGCGTTGTTGAATGATTTACTGTATGTAGTGGAGACGACCTCGTATCTCCCGTTCACTCGCAAAGGAACGATAACTATAAATGGGGACAGACGTATCAAGGTTGGTACTTTCGTTATATTAGAGAGCACGCAGGAGCTCTTCTACGTGACAGCGGTGAACAATACAATTACATTCACAAATGATGTGATTGACCGTGTTACTGTTTTGACAGTTGAGAGGGGGATGCTTCTTGAGTATATTACGAATGCTGCGAAGAATTATTTCAACATCGTTGATATTGATGGAATTCGGGCGGATATTCAGAAGCGAGACCCCAAGCATAAGGACGATGTGATAGCTCCGTCTTCGACGAAGTTTGGTGTGAATATTGATGTGTTTAACTTCTTCTTAGAAAGAGAAATGTTTAAAGATGGCAACGATTAGACTTAAAAAGGTGGGGAAACAGGGAGTTTCCCCTGTTCGTAAGCAGGGAACGGTTCAGCAAACAACCGGATTTGGATACGTTCTAATTCCGGAAGGGGTTGACCGTGATAAGTTCGTTGACACCTGTTTTCGAACGAATAAGATATCAATCATCGATGATAGCGAAGGGAATGTCATTCACGAATGCTTCATTTCAAACGAGGCTCTTCAGAATATAACCTTTCCAAGAAAGGTAGGGGAGAAAGGAACTCCGGTGATGTGGATAGCACAATCGTACATGAACCAGCCGATGATTATCGGAACCTTTATCTCAACGAATGGTCGTATCCCTATGAGAAGCGATGAAGAGTTTTCAATCCTTCGTGAATGGGATAAGGGTTCTTTGAGCATTACAGGTAGCGCAAAGAGAGGAACGCTGTTTATTTCTGTGAGAGGGCAACAGTTCGGGACTCTTAAGATAAATGCGCTTGGGGATGAGAACGCTCTTCTTGAGGTAGGTTCAACGGGTACAGTGAAAGTTTCCGCTAACAAGAAAGTAGAAGTGGAGGCTTTCGAAGAGCTCACTGCTAAACTGATAGACCCTGTCACCGAAAATGAGTCGGGAATAAGCATCAATAAGGAAGAAATGACCGTTTCTGCTACGTATGGTGAGGGAGACGATAAAAACTTCTCAAAAACGACTGTAACCGAGCAAGGGTTCGTGACCGAAACAAAGGTGGGGAAAACTCAGTATAACCATACCGTCAATGAAAGTAAAGCGGAAACGACAATCTTCGATTGCACCCTACGTTTCGAGGATAAGAAAGCCACTCTGTCTCAGGGTGATGCAATGATTGAAATAAGCAATGGGAAGATGTCTATTATCAATGGAGGGACGGGGTTGAATGAGCTTCTGACAAAGATTGTGGATGCTATCGCCACGCTAACAGTTTCAACGGCTGTTGGACCGAGCGGAACACCGTTGCCTCCTACGATACAGAAGACAACCGAGTTGAGTAGTTTATTGAAAGAATTCTTTAATAAATAGAGTTATGCCATTACAGAAAGAAGCACTCGCGCAATCAATACTTTCATTGATGACGCAAATGAGAAAGGAAACTGAGATTGACGATAGTAAGTTCGCAAATGGTTTGGCGGATGCGATTGATACGTTTGTCAAGACGGGAGAGGTTCAGGCTGGAATCCCTGTTTCGACCGCTGGTTCTGCCACGGCTCAGACAGGTGCTACGACTGGTCCAGGAAAAATATTGTAACGATTTACTATATTTGTAGAAAAAATTAAAAGATATGTCTGCATTAGATACAGTTATGAACATGGCGAAGTCAATCGGGGGACAGGCTCTTGCGAGCTTGTATCCCAATGACTTTGAATGGTACATGGTTGCTTTGGAACTTGCGGATAGTAACGACAACACGATAGATTATCTGACATTCCCTATAATGCCGGATTCAATATCGAAGACAGAACCAACCCGAACTAATATCAAGAAGTCGATGGCAGGAGTAACAGTATTGTCGACTCCTTCCTATTCACCTCAGGAAATTAACATTAAGGGAAGTTTCGGTCGGCAGTTCAAGATACTAATCAATCCGAAGCCATCCGTGAGCATTGATGCGTCAAGCAAAAGCGTCAATGCAGGGAAATATCACCTGTTCGACATCACGAAGAAAAGCGGTTCAATTTCAGGACTTGCGTTTTCAAATTTTAATATGAACGTCAAGACGGGTTATGGCGTGATGAAGATACTTCAGGCGATGATAAGTAAGAGCGTTGGTCTTGATGAAAGTGGGAAGCCATTAAGACTGTACTTCTATAATATGGCACTGGGCGAAAGTTATCTCGTTTCAATTCCGCCATCTGGAGTACAGTTTTCACAGGACTTGTCTAAGAATATGGTGTGGAACTATAACATGACGATGATTGCGTTGGCTCCGTTGGAAGCCGTGTCTAACAAGAATGATAAATCCTTGCTTGACAAGTTGCTTCCTTCGATGATACAGACAGGAGTCAATGAAGTTGCGTCAGTGGTGACAGACGCTTTACAGCCTGTAACCGAAACAGTATTGGAGGGATGGTTATGAGAGACGCATTAGAAACATTTAAGAAGCAAACAGGGTACGACATTCAATCGTATTTTGAGTCGTTTGCATTGTTCTGCAACTCTTACTATCCGTTGATAGTTGCTTACTATACAGGTCAGGACGATGTCAATATTGGAGACTCGTTTGGTAGGCTTGACACCCTGATGAAACAGTCTCAGGAGATTGAGCCGTTGTTCACTTTAAAGGCAACAGGTCTTTCAAGAATTGATTCTTGGGAGTTGCTTGATATGTTCACCGAATGTCAAACGAAACTGTGGACGATAGACAATTCATCACGATGGTTGCGTTCGGCTATTATTGGGCGGTACGGAATGAACGTTGCTCTTCAGAGAGTTCTTAAGACTCGGGAGACGTTTGAGAACGTATCATCACAGTTAGGCTCGAACAATCCCCAGGATGATTGGGTTGATATCGCTCGAAATAACGCAGTAGAGGAAGAAGACTACGATGCAAATACAGGTGGTGGAATGTTTAAGATTAATATCAGAACATCGGGGAATTTTAATATCCCGAATATTGTGGATAATCTTGATTCTGAAAAGATACTCGGTAAGGACATCGACAAGAACTTTCGGTTTGAAAACGATGACTTGGCGACGCTTGAATACGAAGCTGCTATCGGACAGGCTTTGGACACAATCATTCATGCTTTGAAAGGTACAATTCCGGAGTTCCCGAATTATGGGCTTCCTAATGAGGCTATCGGTTCTTCTGTGAATGCGATACAGTATCCGTCCCTATTCAAACACTTGGTGAATATGTTCCAGAGGGATGCTCGGTGGGTATCAGTAAATCTTCTTGACCTGTACAGGAAGGAAGACGCTATCTTCATGAAGATACAGGCGAAGACAGTAACGAATAATTTTCTTGTAACAAATATTCAGATATGATAACGAAAGTAAATAATACCATTTCATTCCTGAAGAATCTTTGGGTTGAAACATTCTTAAACAAGACGGATAAGGTATCTGATATCACCGATAATTCCGTCTTGAATGCCGCTGCTTATGCGACGGCAAAGGTTGCGCAAAAGGCTATCAAGGACGTGGCGATAGTTGAGACACAAATTTTCCCTGAAACCGCTTCTGGGGATTATCTCGACAGAGCAGCGTCCCTGTTTGGCGTGTCGGCTCGTTATGGTGCGTTGGGTTCTTCTACTTATATACGAGTATATGCTGAACCAGGAACAACGTACACGGCTGGAGTGAATACCTTTGTGAGCACAAATGGGGTTCGTTTCGCCATCGAAAACTCTCTTACAGTTGGCGAGTCGGGGTATGGTTATGTAAAGGTGCGAAGCGAGGCAATAGGACGGTTTACGAATGTAGATGCGAACAGTATTACAACCGTGAACCCAATTCCGCAAGGTCATTTTGAATGTACGAATGAATATTATGCAATTGGTGGACGTGATACTGAAAGCGATGAGATGTTCAGGAGAAGAATTTTGAATCATCAAAACGTGTATGCAACAGCCACCATTGAAAAGCTGACACAAATCTTCCAGAACTTCGACAATCGTATTCTTAAGATTATGTTTGTGGGGATTATGGAAGACTCATTCATTCACATTCAGTTAGCGACTCAGAACGGTCAAGAGCTTTCCTACGCAGAATTGAAAACCTTGCTTGACAAGGCTACTCCGTATTTCGGAATTGGTGATATGATAGTGTCCGGGAAGCTAATGGGTATCAAACTTGAGAATGCAACTTGGTATGAGGTTGGAGGCGAGGAAGGAGTTGATTTCCGTTGCGAATTGGAAGCTGGATACGATACGGCTGTCGTGAGAAAGAACATACAGGTTGGAATGACGAAGTATCTTGACTTCCGCTTCTGGGAAGCTGGTCAACGAGTTGAGTGGGATAACCTGTTAGAGATAGTGAAGAATACAGAGGGGGTTCGTTATGTTGCTTCTGAATGGTTCAAGCCGTCAGTTGATGAGCCTGTATCAGATTTCATGCTTCCGAGAATCAAGAAATTCATAATGAGAGACTTGGAAGGAAACGTGATGTTTGATGAGTCAAACGAGTTCTCACCCGTGTTCTATCCCGCAAATTAGACTTGTTTCAAGAGAATTTTTGCTGTATTTTTACGCTGTTGAATATAAAAGATAAGATATATGGACAATTTAGAATTGAAACTTATTCGTCAGGAATTTTCCTCAACCGCAACGATGGGAGTATTATATTGCGATGGGTTGAGGATAGCTGACACTTTGGAAGATACCCAACGTAAACTTCCGGAGACCTGTCCTAATACTCCAAGGGGGATTGCTTGCAAGTGCCCTGAAAAGGTGCACGGAGAAACCTGTATTCCGGCAGGACGTTATAAAGTAATATATCGATATTCTCCTAAATTTGGGAAAGAATATCCTGCTTTGGAAGACGTGCCTCATTTTTTGGGGATACTTATTCATGCTGGAGCCAATGCTGGGCACACAGAAGGATGTATTCTCGTAGGAGATAGAGTTCCTGGAAGAGAGCGGTTACAGAATCAATTCAACGTATCCGAAAGGGTCAAGAAGATGGTTCGTGAAGCTATCAAAGCAGGGCGAGAAGTATGGATAACCATTGAATAAAAAGATTATGAAAAGAATTTTGGAAAAGGCTCTTATGCTGGTGGGGATAGTTCTTATGATTGCTGCGTGCAGTCGTAAGATTTATATCCCCGTTGAAAAGACGGTTACTGTAACGGAAACAGTTAGGGACACGGTCGTTCAGGTTCAAATTGAGAAGGAGTATGTCAAGAACATCACACCTGATACGACAAGCACGGTTGAAACGAAATACGCTCGTTCAACCGCAACATATCATGGGGAATCAGGTTTGCTTGAGCATGATATTGAAAACAAACAGGATAGCATCCCTGTCAAAGTAGTGTATAAAGACAAGGAAGTTATCAAGGAAATTCCGGCTCCCTATCCTGTTGAGGTTGAGAAGAAAGTCGAGGTGCCAACCCGTATGCCGCTTCGCTGGTGGGAGAAGATATTCTTTTACGCTGGTATAGCAACAGTGGGTGGGGGAGTCTTTTGGCTATTGAGAAAATTCAAGAAATGAAATGGCAACGATAAAGTATAAAGAATTTCCAAGAGTCGGAAAGGGGTTCACGATTTATACTCAAGTGATTCCGCCAGCTGGACTCATACCTGTATTGCGAGCAGCACGACAGGGTGAAGTCAATCTGTTCAGGTATTCAAAAGATGGGGGTGAATCGTTTACCGATTGGACAACTCTGACAAAAGAAACATTCAGTGAGCTGGGTCGGCTCACTGATAGTTTTGATTTGGTGCTCGAGTATGTGGTAGAGCCGTACAGCCTACCGAAGACAAGAGCGATGATTGACCCATACGACGACCCCCTGTCATCAACGATTTACGATAAGACGATTTTTAAGACGTTCTTTGGCAGCAACGACCCACAGGTTCTGATATGGGCAATAAATGTCTTAGAGAAGCTGTTTGAGCCTGGAATAGTCCCATTGTACGTGAGCCGTAACAACGAGGACGACTACAATACATTCTTCCTAACGATTACCCACTACTTTGCGTTCATCGTAATTTATGCTCGCCAATTTAGACAGTTGGAGAACAGCGACCTTTTGATGAAGGAATTTATTGAGGGTTGGGGATTGGTGTACGAAAACATTGATACACTTGACCAGCGTCGTTACCTGTTCAATAATTGGATTCAAGAGTTCTACAAACGAGGAACGTATCAGATAGTTGATACAGGGGGAACGATAGAGGGGGAGTTGAGACGTCTGGTAGGCTACTCAAAGCCAAACGAGTTTATCTTCGCTGTATTGGCTCCGCAGAACGTGGGGTGGTGTTTAGGATGGTCTTCTCCTACTTGGTACGGTACAGAAACAGTCAATGCCGTTTCGAAAGGTTGGGACTATGGACCAGACTATGCAGGTGATACCTTTGCCGACTTGATACAGTTCAGGGAAGATGAGCTACAAATGAAAAGAACGGGTTCTCCTGTCGAAAATGAGATACAAACAAAGTATCCGTGGCAGATATACACTGGGGAAGACGTTCCGGCTGAGTTTTCTGAATCTTATACGGTTGGAGTCGGACCACTGAAGGACTATCCTATACTGGGTGATGTCAGAAGAAAGTTCGTTGATAACCTGTATGTCTTTCAGCCAACAGGCTCGGGAAGAGTAGGTATATCAACCGAAGCCGATACAAGCAAGGCGATGGAGGTCTATCCGGGACTTGATTATGAGATGACCGTTTGGGTGAAGTCGCTGAGTATGGGTGACCAAAACATTGAGTTTGGGGTGAACTGTTACGATGCTAATATGAATCTTATCAATCAGGTTCGAATCACTGATTGGCGTGAAACAAACAGTTTCTTCACTGGAGACCGTTATCAGAGTCCGTGTAAAGTTCCAGGAATCTACTATCGTTTGAGAGGAATCATCTATAACATTCTTGAGGAGAAAGATGAAAGCCTGTATTTGAATTTCGAAAATGGAAGACCGTTGAGGTTCATTGGTGATGTGAAGTATATGGCTCCATACATCGTACAGAATCGAGACTTGATTTCAGCCGATATTCAGATTGCGGGAATAGTGTTGAAACCGCTCGACCTCCCGTTTTCACAGGGGTATCTGGGGCAGAAGAATGTGATAGCAATGTATGCCCAAATCAAATCGGCAAGAACGAAAGATGATATTGAAGAGTTCGTGAGACGGTATCTTGTTTCCTATAAGAATGTCGTATCGTACACTTGGTTGGATTGGGTGGTGAGAACTTCCTATTTCTTGACGTTCAATGTTAAGCGAGAACTTGACGGTGCGCCAGTAGAGGGAGCGGTTATTACGTTGAGCAATGGCTTCCAATCACAGACAGACGCCAATGGTTATGTTCGTTTCGAAGTTCCTATGGATAATATGGTTTATTATACCGTATCCGCCAGAGGAGTATCAACGGATGGAAATATCATGATGTCTCAAGACCAAACAGTCAATGTCGTGATGAACTTGCCTATGAATGTAGATGTTGAGATAGTTGAGCCAGGATGGGGAACAGCGACCGTTGAGGGAAGCCGTTTACCGAGAACCGAGATAACTCTTACAGCGACACCGAGTCCGGGTTATACGTTCTTAAAATGGAGAATTATCACTGATTCTACAGAGGACACTCGAAACCCGACTCAATATTGGGTTGGAGACCACGACCTCGAGATACAGGCTATCTTCGAAAGAAACAGCGAATTAAGATTTACTCCGTCGGCTGTACAACTTCCGGCAACAGGTGGTATTCAGACAATCGTTGTTTCATCTTCTAAGAAATGGGCACTTGACCCATTGCCTGAAGATTGGGCGAAAGTGACACCGTCATCAGGTGATGCCGGAGACACACCGATAAGAATTGAAATTGACCAACAAGGACAGTAATAAATTTTGATAATATGAGTAAGATAAACATTCACAGAGGTACGTTCCTCGAAAAGGAAGAGCTCACTCGGATGATGACATTCCTGAACGAGAAACCTGAAGTGTCGGCAATCTTTGCCGCTTCCCTCTCCTTCGGTTTGGTATCTCCTGGAGGAAAGGCAGGGTCAGCATTTAAGGTAACAGCGTCCACCACATTGGGAGCAATCAATATGGTGGGTGGTTACGTTATCGGTTCTGACTTGAAAGGATACCGAGTTGATAACCAGCTTGACTTCCCGATTCCTAACGACCAGAAGTATTACTGGCTGAAAGTCGGTCCCGATTCAAGAAATTACGAGAACGGATATGTTCAGGTAGATACGTCAGGAAACGTTTCGGGAACTGTTAATTTTCAAGGAATTGTTAGAGGGCAAAGCTCCGGAGTTCCTACTTGCGTTCGTTTCGTGAAGGATGATGGCTCCCAACCCCTGAACAATCAGGTCTATCAGATTGTGGACATCATCAATGCGAATAACATTGTTCTTTCGAGCGGTGTGGCGTTTCAGGCTGAAACTCAGCTTCGAGTTATCGTGCTGGGTAGCATACCGATGGGACGTCGTTTTACCGATGAACAGTTGGAAGGCTTATATACGTTTGACACGTATAAATTGACTCTCGTACCAGAGCCGTCAGAGGGCACTATGCCGCCAAAGGATGCTAACGAGTATTATATCGCACGTATTCGTAACAACGGTGGTTCGGTAACGATATTGGATGAAAGAACTCAATATTGGACGCTTGGTGGTTCAGGAGGTTCCGGTCAGACTTATACGATAACAATCAATCCGACTCCGGCTGATGCGAAAGTAATCATCGATGGTGTGGTTACAAACAGCGTTGAGGCGATTGACGGTCGTACTTTGATTTGGTCGGTATCTAAGCCAGGATATCTGACGAAGTCTGGCAACTATACTGTAACAGGAAAGAACGAAACTTTGAATATCGTTCTCGAGGAAGACCCCGACCCGATTCAAGACGTGAAGATTACCGTCAAGACGGCAAGCGGTGGAGTATCTCAGGGAGCTGTATCAATTAACAATTCAGCGACGATAACGAAAGCCGAAGAGTCAATTTCTGTTCCTATGGGCACAACTGTACAGATATGCGCACAGGCTGTTCCTGGATATAAGTTTGCTGGCTGGCTGAAAGGTGGCGTGGCGTTTAACCAAACCGCAATTCAGGACGTTGTGGCTTCTGCTGATACTGTTTACACAGCTACGTTCGTAGAGGACACTCAGGCTGATTATTGGGATTTCGAAACTGCAACTTCAGACGGTGGCTCCGAACTGTTTACCGTACCGACTCAGGCTGGAACGGGTGAATACGAAGGCGTCATGGTAAAGGTAAAATCTGAAGATTAAGTTATGGAGTATAACGGTCATATATATTGCATTATTTGTTTGCCCACTGAGAAATGGTACTTTGGGCAAACAGTGGGTTCTATTAGTGACCGATGGATTCGGCATTTGAGTAGTGTTAAGAAAGGTTCCGACCACAAGTTCCACCGAGCCATACGAAAGTATGGTGAGGAGAACTTCCTGGTCGAAGAGGTGATGTTTGTGGAGGCTTCTACGAAAGAAGCTCTCAAGAAGAAACTCGATTTCCTTGAAAGATATTTTATTCAGAAGTTTGATACGAAGAATAGTGGATATAACTCGACTGATGGCGGTGATTACGGTACGGCAGGAATGAAAATGTCAGAGGAGGCTAAGAAAAAGATTTCTGAAGCAAAACGTCGTGAAAATTTATCTTTTGGGCAACGGAAAAGAATGTCGGAATCTAAAATGGGTAAGAAAAATCCATTTTATCACAAGACTCATTCGGAAGAGTCCAGAAAGCGTATTTCTGAAGCAAAGAGTGGGGCTAATCATCATTTCTTTGGTAAGAAGATGACTGAGGAGCATAGACGTAAATTGTCAGAGGCTCAGATATTGAGAAGAAATAAGATTTTAAAACTAAAATTATCTTAAATTATGCAACTGTACTATACGACAACAACTGGGGCAAATAATGAACAGCCGAATCCGGAACGTTCATTAGGAGGATTCAAATCCTCCACCCCTGTTTCAAACGATGACTTCAATAACTTGTTTGACGAAATATCGTTGATGACGATGAAGTCAGGAAGAGACGAATATCGTGCTATCGTTTTGAAGAATGAATTTCAGCAACCAGCTCGAAACATTACGATAAAGATAACACGTCCCGAGGATGCGATTTGTTCCTACAAATTGGCTATCGGAGAAATGAACGTCGTGAACAAATACAACCAGAAATCAATGGAGAATGTACTGTCCCCAAATAATAAACCATTCAGGGCAAAGTTCATTGATATGACGGAAGAGGCTGTTCTTGAAGTAGGGGATTTGAATCCTGGGGATGAGATAGGTTTGTGGTTCTGTCGACACGTCGATGTGGATGCCGCCAAACAGCAATATAATGACGTCTGTGAGCCAGACCCCAATGACCCGACCGGACGACGTTATAAACCTGTAACCCACCCCCAACAGGAGTCAATTGATGTGACGATAGATTGGGAGTGATGAAGAGGGGGTAAATCCTCCTCTTCCTAAATTAAAGACGATTATGCTGTATGATTATAACACTTCTCTAAAGATTGTCCTGCGGATATATGAATATCTTCAGGTGAGGGCAACAAAGGTACAGCCGAGAACGATAAAGATGAATAAACCTTTACACCGTTCGACGGTTGTATCTTTTCTTGGTAGCCTTCCACCATCAGCAGGAGCGGATTTCATTTGGGATTTCCTATTGTTTCAATTTCACGTATATTCTTATCAGGAACACGAACTGAAACCTATGCCGAGTTGGTTTATGGGGAAAGAAGCGTGGAAACGTTGGAAGGAATATTCGGAGGAAGCGAAGTGGCACGCAAAGGAGTGGGCAAGGGAAAAGGGGTTGAAGAACCCTGTGGCATCTACGAATTATCAGCCTGTATCAGATGACGTGTTCAGACGGGAACGGCTGAGGATGTCAAGAATATCTGGTCCGAATTTTTGCGCTGCGAAATTTGGTGATAACCCGTATAATCCTGATGACGATATATGCTATTCATGTCCGTTCAAGAAAGACTGTGAAATGTTATTCGTAAAGGACAAGAGCGGGAAGAACCTATATCAAAAAGCGTCTGAAGCGGATAAAAGCGATGAGGAGCTGAAACAGCTAAACGGGACGCACGTTACATTAAGGGAAATATCAAGGATGACAGATTATGGCGAAGAATAACGAACCATTTCAGAACTGTAAGGAGTGCGGCAAATATCGTTACATCGTGAATAAGACGAAGTGCCTTTGTGACGACTGTAACTATAAGAGGCTCCACAAAGGGAAGTCCCGATTTGAGGTTCGTGCGGAAAGGAATAAGGCGAAGAAACCTAAACTCCGACCAGCAACGGGTGAATTGGCTCTCTTTAAGGAAATATGGGTGGAGCGTGCTCACGTGTGTACGCATTGTGGCGCAAAGCTCCCTGAGCCTCTAAAACCGATATATTTTAGCCATATCAAATCCAAAGGAGCATTTCCCGAGTTAAGGCTTGAGAAAACAAACATAGAACTCACGTGCCCAAAGTGTCATCAGGAGTATGAGTTTGGGACGAGAACATCGGTTTGTAAAGATGATATTTAATTAGTAAATTTGTAGCACAATGGATGAAAGAATAACAGGTATTCTCATGAGGCTTTGCTTACTGTTCGGGGCGAAGCGGTTGGCTGACCTCCTAATTGATGGGGGTAACAGTGAAACCGAAGAAAAGTTCATTGAATCTTTCAGCAAGTTCATTGAAAAACTTGAAAAGAAGTTTAATTCAAAATTGTTTGAATTTCACGACAGAACCCAACAGTCTGTCATTAAGTTTTATGTGATTCAGTGTCGTGCTGATATGACAATGGAGGGCGAGCCGACGATAGTGTTGAATGACTTTCCTTTGGGATTGAAAGGTGAGAAGAACCCTGTCTTGAACCTTGTATTGGTTTATGACGATGTTGAGGTCAGAGATAAAGACCTCGAGGATTTGAAATTTATGATTTCTTAAATAAAAGACGATTATGGCAAAAAGTAATTTGAGGTACATCACGGTCAGTGATACCGAGACATCAGGCTTACCATCGAAAGGTGGAAAAGGAAAAGAGCCTGTATTAGCATTTCATGACATCTTGCTCATTGAAGTTGCGGCAGTTGTAATTGACATTTGGGACATGAAGATAGTCGAGGAGTTCGATGTTCTGATTAAGCCGTATGTCGACAAATATCAATGGTCGCCACAGGCAGAAGCCGTTCATGGGCTGTCGCAAGATAACCTGTTCAAGAATGGGGTTGATGTCAAAGAAGCATACAGGGGTTATGCCTCTATCCTGTCAAAATACAAGAATACAAAGGTTGGAGCCGTATTATGCGGACACAACTTTCAAGGCTTCGATATGCCGTTCATAGAGGAGATGTTCAAGTGGAATAAAGATGATGTCTATAACTATGTTCGTTGGGTTGAGGACACTCAGAAACTGGCGTATTACAGAGCCATTGAGCAAGAGAACTATAAACTCGGAACGTGCTGCCGACTTGAGGGGGTTGAATTGGTAGACGCCCACCGTGCGCTTATTGATACAAGAGCCAACGCTTTGTTGATGCTGAAGTACATTGAGCACATGAGAGGAACAGGTGGCTCGGCTGCTCCGACAATTTCATCGACAAGAAAAGAATCAAGATTCAGAGAAAAGTTCCAATTGGTATAAAGATATGATACATTTTAATGAAGATTTGAAACTATCATATAAACAGTTGGACACCGTCTTTTCTACTGCGTTCAACGTTATAGAGTCTTTACCACCTGTGGCTGTAAATCAGTTGATGAACGGCTATGGGGGTGATGTGGACGCACTCCTATCAGAAATCTTCATTCAGACAAATAATGTTCTTTCCCTAAATACTACTCTTGAGACTGAACGGCTTAACTACATTGACCAATTAGAGGAATCAATGGATGAGACCTTAAAGGTTCAGTCGTACAACTATTTCAAAACGACTATGCTCCCTAACTTTCGCCAAGGTTGGAGAAATCTTGAGTGGGGGAACATGGTACAACTATATCCGAACAGTGCTTATCTTGCTGCTCGTTCTCACGGGAAGTGTTTCGCCAGAGGGACTCGTATCCTAATGGCGGACTTCTCCGTGAAGAACGTTGAAGACATTTATCCGGGAATGGAAGTCATGGGAATTGACTTTACTCCCCGAAAGGTATTGACTCGCCACATAGGTAGAGCACAGATGTTCAGGGTTGAGCAAGAGAACGGTATGCCCTATGCGGTGAACCGAGCTCACGTGATGTGTCTGTGGGATACGAAGAGGAAGAAATATGTTGAGATTGAAATGGGTCAATTTCTGAAGTATCCTGAAAAGAAACAGAAGCGGTTCCAAGGGTACAGGGTGTTCTCTTTTGATAAGCCTGTTTTAGAAAAGAGCAACATAGTAGTTTCACCGATAGGGGAAGAGTCTTATTATGGGTTTATGTGCGATGGTGACCACCTGTTTCAGTTAGAGGATGGAACCGTTGTTCACAACTCCTATGAGTTCTGTATGGCGTTTCCACTGTGGAGGCTGTATAGTTATAGACGACCAACGTTTATGAGACCTGACATTCCGGATAACAAGAATCGTCAGGAGACCTGTATAATCACCAATACGGAGAAGCTTGGTAAGCAGCATATCGATAAGGTGGTTGAGGAAATTCGTGTGAATGAAGCGTTGGCAGCGAAGTTGAATCCTGGAGGAAAGGCTTCACTGGCAGCGACGAGTATAGAATGTGAGAATGGTACGAAGTTACACCTGCGTGGAAAGGACGGATTTATTCGTGGTCTTCACGTTGGGGCAGCGGTCAGCGATGACTTGCCTGACGAAAGTAGTATCTACTCACTGGAACAGCGTGAGAAGCTGAGAGACCTGTTTAAAGGTGCTATCACTCCTATCGTTGAGCCATATGGGTATAATCTCGTTGATGGTACACCGTATCAGCAGGAGGACTTATATGCCGAATTAAAGAAAGACCCAAAATTCAAGGTCTTTGAGTACCCTGCAATATTTCCGGACGGACGTCTGTTAGCTCCCGACCGTTTTACATGGAATAAGCTAATGGAGGAAAAACTGTCTCTGGGGACGATGGTATTCTCTCGTGAGTATCTTGTCGTACCTATTTCCGACGACAGTACGATATTCCCTTGGGAGATATTAAAGAGGAGTACAATCGGGATGGAAAACATCAGGTTGGTAGATAATATTGAGTCCTTCCCTATTAAGTTAGTACGGGTGGTGATTGGTTGTGACTTTGCCGTGTCAGGTAACGTTGGAGCCGACTATACCTGTTACACAGTTTGGGGGAAGGATATCCAAGGAAATTACTACCTGTTGCACATTTATCGTGAGAAAGGTTTATCCCATAACGAACAGATATCAAAGATTGATTTGCTGAACCGTGTGTTCAAGCCCAATGAGATAGTGGTTGAGAACAACGGCTTTCAAAGTATCTTGGCTGATATGTGCGTTCAAATGGGAATAAAGAATATCACGCCATTCACGACTACTTCCGGGAACAAAAAGGATTTGAGAACAGGATGGGCGTCGCTCGCAGCGTTATATGAGAGAGGAGCTATCAAGTGCCCGTATCATCCGGATACGAAGCAAAAAGTAGACCAGATGTTTGGGGAGTTCAATAGTGTTGCTTTCCGAAGCGACAAGGGAACTCTTGAGAGTATCAGTGGGCACGATGATACAGTATCTTCATCTTTCATGGCGATTAACAAGCTACGAGAGAGCACCGTTCTAATTAAAGTTGATGCAGTATAATTGAAATGATATGGCAAAAAAGGTTGACGCAATATTGAGTCCGAATTTCGTAGAGGAAATGTTACGGCTGGCGTTTGCGAACAAACAGTTCGCTGCGTTGGTCGTAGATAACCTCGACTTGAGTAACTTCCCAAGAGAGTTGGGAGGCTGTAAAGCTATGCTGAAAGTTCTGTCCGACACGATGAAGAAGTCGGGTAACTTGGCAACGTTTGGTATGGTCGAAATGGCTTTTCCTTCTAACAAGGATGTTCTCAAGAAAATTGAAGATGTGAAAGCTATCAAGCTCCCTGAATATGACCCTATGGTCAGGCAACTTGAAACCTTTATTAGACGCCAGACATTCGTAGCTACTCAGCACGAGGTCGGGGATATGTATAATGAAGGAAAGCCGGAAGAGGCGATGCTTTTGCTGGAAAGAAGAATGGCGGAAATTAACGCTTTTTCTCTTGATAAATTTCGTGGGAAGTTTTCCCGTGTGTACAGGGATTTCTATCGTAACATAGGAACGGCACAAATGAAAGCCGAGGATGAAACTCGTCGGGCAAAGATACCGACAGGAATTTCAACGATAGACGAACTGACTGACGGTGGTATTCCCCGACAGGATACTGCATTGATTATTATGCGCTCCGGAGTTGGTAAATCAACTGCTCTGAAATATTTCTCGTGGTACAATACATCAATCGCCCATAATCACTGTCTTCACTTTCAGTTAGAGGGTGGTCGTGAAGAGTGCGTGGTGAAGTTTGACCAAATGCTCGCGAACACTACCTATTCAAAGATAATGAGGGGTGAAATCACCGATGAGACACGTTCACGAATATCAGCTCTCATCAAGAGGGCAGCAACCGTGAACTCCGATATTGACGTGTATGCTTCAGAAGAGATGATGGACATGACGATAGCGGATTTGGTGCAGGCGATTGAGGACTATAAGAAAGAGTATGGTTACTATCCTGACTTGATATGTATCGACTCGCTTGACCTGTTACTGTCGGGAGAAAACAAGAAGATAGACTTCGACCCCAGCTTTCTCAAATACAGGTTACAGAAGTGTGCCCAACGGCTCAAGGATATTGCGAAGAAGTATGACTGTGCGGTGATAACAGCTACTCAAACAGGGGATGTCCCCTTCGAAGTGTGGAATGACCCAACACGAGTAATCACTCGTCAGAATACAGAGGGCGACCGTACACTTATCAAGCCATTCTCATTCGTGTTCACGGGTAACATAACTATCGAAGAAGGAAAGAAGAACATCGCTCGTATCTATTGTGATAAACTCCGTAACTATAAGAACAACGGAATTATCATTCGCATTCCTACTAATTACGAGAATGGCTTCTTCTACGATATTTCACGTTCAACAACTGAAGAGGCGGTTCTTGATATGTCAGCTCTTGACAAGTTGGAAAGCCGTCGCTCTAAGAAGGGAAACGGTGAGTCGGCTGTTGGGGAACGAAAGGAGCGAGTAGAGATAGCTCCAGGAGTATTTGGTACAAAGGTAGTGGGCGAGGGGGAAAGTGTCCCGCAAGAGCCAAAAGAGACGTTAAATAAGAAGCAAACAAAACAGTCGTTAAAAGAATATTTATCGGCAAAGGGAGCTCAGGAACCTGAAAAGAAACCTGTCCCCCGAAGAAAATAATTTCGTTATGAGGTACGATAAGGAACAAATAATATCGGATTTCAACCTGACTCCGTTCGGTTCACAGGGGTGGCTCACAAACAAGGACATGGAATGTCCGTTCTGCGGCAAGGCAGGGAAGTGGGGTATCATTTTCAACATGAACGGAGTCGCGACGTTCCACTGTTGGAAGTGTCCGAGAAAGGTGTCCGTCTATGAGTTCTTAAAGAAGCTCAACCGGACTGACCTTGCGAAACGCTCCTATACAGTTAAGCCGAATGAACTTGACACGTGTCCTAAGATTGGGGAAGACTTTCAAGGGGAAATGTCGAATTGGATGAAAGAGGGTGAAGAAGTGGCTGAACAGGAAGAGTTGAAACCTGTTCATTTGCCATTACGTCTGAAACCGTTGGAGGATGATGAGTATCTAAACAATCGTGGATTCCAGCCTGAACATTATGCGGAGTTTGAACCGTCCTATACCAACACACCGTTGGAGGCGAAGTTGAAGAACTTCATTATTTTCAAAATGAAGATTGATGGTGTGTGTGTGGCGTGGTGGGCACGAAGTAGGTATTCAAAAGAATGGCATAAAGAAAATCTTGAGGCATACAAGCGTCATGAAGCTGATTTGGTACTACGTTACAGAAACTCGGAGAATAACTTTCAAGACCTGTTAGGGGGTTGCGATGAAATAATCAAGGGGAAGACTGAGACGGTGATAATCGTTGAGGGTATCTTTGACAAGGTGAATATTGACAACCTGTTAGGTCTTCAGCATTTAGATGATATCAAGTGTTGCTTCACGTTCGGGAACAATATCGGTCAAGGACAGATTAACATGATGCGTCGTAAAGGTGTTAAGACGGTTATCCTGTTATACGATTTTGGAACTATAAACGAGAGCAAAGATTCGGCATTAAAGATGCGGGAGCTATTTGATAGAGTGTATGTGACAGCGATAAGGAAGCCAGGAATAGACCCTGGAAACATTGATTTAGAATATCTTGAAGAAGTCTTGAGGGGTGCAGTTGACCCGATTAGCTTCTTTTATAATAAAGTCGAAATAAAATTATGAGAAGTATGGACAAAGTTAAAGAAGAAGCCTGTACACACGGAAGGACAGAGAACAAACATCGTTCGTTCCTAACCAGCTTGCAGTTAGAGTATTTGACTCACAAACTGCGGTCGGTTATTTATCAGAACCAGACGTATGCAAGTGTTGCAGCGGATATAGCTGCTAAGAAACGTGCAAAGATTGAGGAGCTGAGTGCGAAGTTCCACGTTGATACAATATTCACTCCAGGATATAATGTATCAGAGTTTATTGAAAGGAATTTCTGGCAACCGTATGGCTTGCCTCTATTTCAGTACAAGGATGATGAACAGCGTCGAGTTCAAGGGAATTATGACAAATGGTATATTCTTTACAGAGGAACGCAAGTGATGTACAAAGATGAGGTTATGGAAGTAGTATGTAACAATCCGTCAACGGAGACTTTAAAACTTCGAGGCTCGAAAGGAGAATATTCCGTTAAATATATACAGATATCTTTAATCAACAATTTCAAATTTATTTAAAAGATGAAACTGAAAATCGTAAACAAGAGTGGGAATGCGCTTCCCGAGTACAAAACTCCTGACAGTTCAGGAATGGATTTAAGAGCTTATCTTCCGGAAGGCTCAATTGTGTTGAACCCTATGGAAAGAAAAATTATTCCGACTGGGCTGTACATGGAAATCGAACCCGGACACGAAGGACAAGTTAGACCTCGCAGCGGTTGTGCCGTGAAACAAGGTTTGACCGTAATCAATGCTCCCGGAACAATCGATGCTGACTATCGTGGGGAAGTAGGTGTTCCGTTGATTAACCTGTCGACAGAACCACAAACAATCGAGAATGGTGACAGAATTGCCCAAATCGTCTTTGCTCCGTATGCAAAAGCCGAGGAAGTTGTCGAAGTTTCTTCAGTCGAAGAACTCACTGACACTGAGAGAGGTGCGGGTGGATTTGGTCATTCCGGCAAAAAATAATTTCGATTTTTTCGGGGAGAAAATCAAACCTTTTCGAAAATTTCCAGTTATATTTGTAGCGAGATAAGTGATAAAACATCACAGAAAAACAATTTTAATAATTAAAAGTAAAAACGATTATGGCAAGTAATGCATTAGCACTTCGGATGAAGTACAGAAAGTTCGACGCTGAAAAGCTCGAAGAAATCATCAATGATGAAAACTCAAGTGAATTGGAAGTTAAGGTAGCTCAAGAGTTCCTTGACAAATTAGGTGGCGAAACCGCTCAAGAAGAGGAAGCTCCTAAGAAAGCTCCAGCCAAGAAAGTCGCTGAAAAGAAAGCTGACAAAAAGGCTGCTCCTAAGAAAGCTGCGAAAGAAGAGGCTGCTGAAGACCCCGACCCTGAAGACGGTTCACCCGAAGCTGCCATGAAGCGTCAGAACAAACGCAATTCAACCTATCAGTCTGAAGAACAACTGACTCCGGAAGAGGAGGCTCGTTTGGCTGAGGCTGAGGCTGAGTACGAAGAACGTCAGAAAAACCGCAAGACTCCGTCGAAGTCTGATAAAGGTATGAAGAAGGAAAAGGCAGCGAAAGCTGACAAGACTCCTCGTGAAACCAAACGTCAGAACTTGGAAGAGTCAGAAGAAATTCCGGGAATGAAAGTTGGCTCTCAGGTGAAACTGAAAGGCGAAGACGCTGTTGGTGAAATCACACGTCTGTACAAATCCGGTGATGGAAAAGAGAAGTGTATGGTGAAGTTCGGTGACGACAAGCCTATCAAGAAACGTGTTACAGCTCTTGAACTGGCTGAGGAAACCAAAGCTGCTCCCGCAAAGAAAACTCCAAAGAAGAAGTAATGGTAGACGGGGAATCCATAGTATTGGTGAAGGGAATTTCAGGGAGCGGTAAATCCACAAGGGTTTATCTCTTCCTGGAGTTCCTGGAATCATTAGGTATGAAACTCCGTCCGTATAAGTTTACAACTCTTGACGGAAAGGAAAAGGAAGTCGGAGTGTATTCTGAAGACTTTAACATGGTGTTCGTAGGGAAGTTCTACGAGAACGGTGGCATTAAGCGTTGGCAAGGTTACGACAGTATGACGTCGCGACTGTGCAAGGCTGAGGGACTGTCTCACTTCCTGAAGGAAACCTCAAAAGCAGGACATGGAGTATTGATTGACGGTGCGGGAACAACCGTATCATGGCGACTACGTCCCTTGGATTTGTGTGGTGAGAGTGAATTCACTAACATTCTTCACGTTCGGTATGATTACCGAGATGACCAATGGGATGAATATTGTGCTCGTATAGCATACAGGTCTGGCGAGCCTCCTAAGGGGGATTGCATGTGGCGGAAGCACCGTACCTTTATGCACGACTACGAAAAGGCTGTAAGAGAAGGAGAAGAGGTGAATGAGGCTGGAGGCAATGTAGTGTTACACGACCAGCCGTATGACGCTCCCGTATGGGACTTGGGTGTTCATATCTTGAACTTTTTCGAACTTCAGGATTTGTGTGACGATTTTGTAGCCTTTTGCGAGGCTTCAGATTATATTGAAAGAAACTCTTTTGAAACGTTTGAGAAAGGTAAATGATAGGATACATCTATTGCGCGACTTGTCTTACAACTGGAAAACTGTATTTTGGTCAAACGATTCGTTTGATTGAAGAACGGTGGGAACGTCACATTCAGGAGGCTCGTTCAGGAAGTAATTACAAGTTCCACCGAGCCATACGAAAGTATGGTGAGGAGAACTTCCTGGTCGAAGAGGTGATGTTTGTGGAAGCTCCTACGAAGGACGCTCTTAAGAGGAAACTCGATTATATCGAAATACGGCTTATTAAGAAGTTTGACACGTTTCGGAACGGATACAATATGACATTGGGAGGTGAAGGACAATTCGGGAGAACATTTTCCGAAGAGTCAAAACGAAAAATGTCGGAGTCTGCAAAGAAACGCTGTACAGATAAATTCCGGAAAGAAAAATCTATGCTTATGAATAAATTGCGTGAAAACAAATCATTTGTTAAAAAGCAATGCGAAGCCTCAAAAGTTGCTTTATTGAATTCAGAAGTTCAAAAGAAATTGGGAATTGGACGCAGAGGGAAACCTCTTTCTAAGGAGCATAGAAAGAAAATCGGACAGGCTGTATCAGGGGAGCGCAATGGTATGTATTTAAGAAAAATTTTGGTATGAAACAGAAAGAAAAATTTATTCCGAAGCCAAATGATAACTTTTTTCATTACCTTTATTGGATTTGTGAAAGGCAAAATATTTGGTGGAAGAAATATAATGGAGAACCACAGCCGTGGACTCACGACCCTATATTGCAGAATTATAAATTTACGTCAGTGTATCGATGTCTTGACCGTGTGAGTCAATACCTGTTGAGCCGTGTAATTTACAACGGAAAACAGTATGAGCCAGAGGATATGTTCTTTCGCATATTGCTTTTCAAGCATTTCAATAAGAATGAGACTTGGGATTTACTCGAAAAGGAATTTGGGGATATCACCTATGAAACAGGCTTGGAAAATATTGCGAAGTTTCTTGATAAGGTAGTAGATGGTGGAGACACGATTTACGGTAATGCCTACATCGTGAATTGCTTCTTCTATCAATATCCCGAATATAAACATATTACAGGGATGAGCAAGCATCGTGCTCACTTTCGTATCTTCGAGGATAAAATCTTTCAAAACGGACATTTATATGACTTCTTAGAGGCGAAGACCTTTGAGGACTTGTATTGGGTTTTCAGGAATATGAAAATTTACGGGGACTTCACGGCTCAGCAATATTGCATTGACCTGAATTATTCACCCCTGTTCAACTTCTCGGAAAACGATTTTGTCATCACTGGTCCAGGTTCGCTGAAAGGTATCGGCTGGACATTTGACGGAGCGTCCGGAAAGCGTTATGACTATGTGGGCACTATCAAGTGGGTTCACGACAACTTTGAAAGGCTGATGGGCGACTTCTGCGAAAAGACAGGTATGAAGTGGAACCCGTTACCGTGGGAGCCTGTTCCTACTCTTACAAATCTTCAGAACTGTTTCTGTGAAACATCGAAGTTTGCGAAGGGATTGGGTGCGTCTTTCAACAAAGGTAGAAATGAACGTATCAAGCACACCTACGAAAAGAGTCCGAAGAAGATTGAGTTCGTCTTCCCTCCGAAGTGGAACGCTGAGTTGCCCAAGCCAGGAGAATTATTAATCGATTAAATCAAGAAAGACTTATGTATTTTCAAGCAGAAAATTTGAGTAGTGCGCTGGTACTACTTTGTAAGGAGTTGATGGATAAAGGGATTGACGTTACCCGAAGAGGGTTCGAATGTCGTGAGTTCCCTGGAGCCGTCCTCATTGAGATAACTAATCCGACCGACCGCTATGTTCGTGTTCCGGAGCGTAAATGGAACAAAACATTGGGGTGGATTGAGTCCCTGTGGCTGGCTCGTGGGGATAACAGTCTTGAAATGCCTGCTTCTTACGTGAAGAACCTTGTAAACTTCTCAGACGACGGAAAGTTCATGAGAGCAGGATATGGACCCAGAATACGTCGTTACGGGGACAATTTTGACTCGATGGTAACATTGTCCGGAAAGTTACTTCCGCGACAGTATAAGAACGGTAAAGCAGACGAAAACGGTCGTTATTCAAAATTGAAGGCTCCCGGACTGTATCAGAACGTGACTGACCAGTTACGGTTCGTCATTGAAAAGTTCAAGCAGGACATCGATACCCGTGAAGCGGTTATCACAATTCACGACCCTATCTCTGACAACTTTAACCAGAATGAAGAGGACGGGGAAAAGGCTTCACTGCTCATCACAAAGGATACACCGTGCACCCGTTCAATCCACTTCATGATAGTGAATGGAAAGATGAACTGTTACGTGGATATCCGTTCGAATGACCTTATCTGGGGATTCAGTGCGGTGAACGTGTTCAACTTTACATTGATGCAAGAGTACGTCGCAGCGATAGTGGGCGTGCCTGTCGGGAAATATTACCACAAGGCAGACAATCTTCATGTCTATAAGGACTTCATTCCGTTGGCTGAAGAAATCGCTAAAAGAGACCCAAATTCGTATCCGTCCGGAGTAAACTTTTCCTATAAGACGACGTTTAAAACTTTAGAGGAGTTCGATGCGCTTGTCGCTCAGTTAAGCGAGTTCGAAGAAAACTGTCGTAACAGTGAGAACCGTACAGAACAGGACTTCGAGTTATTGCGTGCGGACATTGAAAAGTTTGAAGATGAGATGTTCTCTGACTGGGCAAAGGTTATCTTCCGTTACTGGACAAAACAGTTGGTAGAATTCCGGAACCCGTTACTGAACGAACTGTTCATTGGATAAGAATTATTCACTAAAATAAAGACGATTTAGTTATGAATTTCAAGAAGATTGACATCCTGTTAGGGATGAAAGACATTCAGAGGTTGCCTAATACCCCCCATCACAGGGGGTACAACCTCCTGGAACACGGGTTGGTGGTAGGAATGTTATTCCGTTGGTTTGCCTCAGAAGAGGACGTTTCCTACGACATCAACGTGTTTGACAAGGTGTTACTCCACGACTACGTGGAAAGTGTTACAGGCGACCTCAATGCGTGCGTAAAGAAATTCAATGATAATACGGCTGCGGCATGGGATATCATTGAATACGAAATCTGTCATGGTGACGCGAACCTGTTACCGTATTCCGATGAAGAAATTAAGAAGACAATGACTGACCTCCAGTACCGTCTTTTCAAGACCTGTGATTATTTGGACTTATGGATATTCTGTAAGAACGAGCAGGCTCTTGGGAACACGTCCAAGAAGTTATTGACTTGTATTATAAACTGTGAACAACTGTTGGAGAAGTACACGGACGACTGGAAACTCTTCAAGAGCGTTCAAAAATTCATGAATCAATATGAGCCTTAAAGGAAAGATATATGGCTTGGTAGGGGTTATTGGCTCCGGTAAATCGTACCAAGCAGAAGCACTTATGGTTGGTGCTGCGTGTGAAGAACGACCAATGATTATGGGGGATTTCAGTGAAGGAATTCGCCAAACACTGATGAACATCTTTACAGGGGAATCAAAGGGAATTGACTGTACGGGTACAGCGTATGCGAAGTGGAAACAGTTGAGCAGCGATATCCTGTTACCGTTTTTCGCACAGGGTGATTCTCCTAAAATTCTTGACTCGGTGCGGATTGAGGGTCGTGAACTGTTACAGCACACAGGTGAATATCTAAAGTCATTGGCTGGGGAAGATGTATGGGCACGTTGGACGGCAAACGCTGTTACAAACAGTTGGGCAAAGATGTCTGAAGAAGACGCTCTCATGTGCGATATCGTATTCGGTTCATTGCGTTTTGACTGTGAGGCTGAGGCTATCTTTAAGGTTGCCGAGGCGACAGGCAAAGAGGTTCAGATATACTTCTGTGATTACCATTCCGATTCCTATGAATTGAATGACCACATCAGTGAGAAGTTTGCTCAATACTTCCTGTCGTTAGGGTGTAAAGATGGTGACGATATAACGGAACTTGTTAAGCAGAAAATCAATGGATAAATTCAAAGAATATCTTGAGAAGAATTTAATGGACTTCGCTCCTATTTCTGACTACGTGGTCGAGATAGGAGGGAAGACCTTTGAATTGTATCAGCCAGCGTATGACGGTGCGCTGTTTGATGACGGGTTCAACTTTGTAGGTATTCCTGCCGACCCGAAGCGTAAAGGCTCAGGAGAGGAATCCGTCGAAACATCGTGTGACTTCTACGCATTTAGTTTTGGAGGAGTGTATTATATGCTCGCCAAAGGTAAAGAGAATGATGTGAAACTCACACGGCTGAAATATATCGGTCAAGCGAAACAGGAAATTGAGACCCCTGTATTCTTGGGAGTTCATGGTCAGTATGAAATGATGTCCGGGACGGGAACGTATGCCGACTGGTGTAAGAAGGCAAAGTTCCTTGGAGTGAAGACGTTGGGTATCTGTGAAAAGAATTCACTTGCCGGAGCATTGAAGTTTCAAGCGGAATGCCAGAAGAACGATATCAAGAGCGTGATTGGTATGGAGTGTGTGGTATATGACCAGCCTCGGGATTTCCGCTTCACTGTTAAGGTGTATGCAAGGAACGACAAGGGTTGGCGAGACCTCCTTACTATAAACAAGTTCATCAACTGTGACAATCCGAAGTACATCGGTCTTGAGGATTTCAATAAAATCACTACTAACAATGATGATTTGATTATGTTCCTTGACCCGAAGACAACGGATTACGACAAGTTGAAAGACTTGCATATAGATGCTGTCGTGTATCAGTTAGACCCATGCGAATATGTAGATGATAACCGTGACGAATGGTATTTGACGAACCTGAAGAAATTCTTCAAGGATAAGAACCTGTTACCCGTTCCGTCGGTTGATGCGTGGTATCTTGACGAGGAGTACAGTTGTATCAGACCTCGCCTACATAGTATTGGTGGAACAACTGCTTACGAGAGCGATAATCAATACTTTAAATCGAACGACCAACTGTTTGTTGAGTTGGCTCAAATGTTCCCGGATACCGAAGAAGGGTTCATGGATGTGTACAGCCGTTTCATGGAAGGGTTGGAATTCCTTGAAAACATTGCTGAGGCGATAACCTTTGTCATCGACGTAAAGAAGAGACACTTGCCTCACTATAAGATGACGAAGGAAGAGGCGAAGCAGTTCGAAACAAATGAAGACCTCTTTTTGTCTCTTATAGCCGACGGTCTTGAGCGTCACCCAGACCTCATTGAGGATTGGGGTGAAGAGGTCATTATGGAGCGAATAGACCGAGAGGTGGGTGTTATAAAGTTAGGGGAGGCAATTGATTACTTCCTAATTACTTGGGACATTATCAACTGGTGCCATCGTAACGGTATAATGACGGGTATCAGTCGTGGTTCGGCTGGTGGTTGTCTTGTTTCCTACCTGTTGGGGATTACCAAGTTAGACCCAATGAGATACGACCTACTTTTTGAGCGTTTCCTGAACGCAGGACGTGTTAAGGTATCACTCCCTGATATTGACTGCGACTATCCTGGTGAAGACCGTCCCCGTGTGAAGAAGTACATGGAAGAACGGTACGGCTGGAAACAGGTATGCTCCGTGGGAACTTACAGCGCATTACAGTTACGAGCAGCCATCAAGGATATGGCTCGTGTGTACGGGTTGGACTTCCAGGAAACGAACGAAATGATGAAAGTGTTTGACGTCAAAGACAGGAAGCCTGAAGACCTGTTCAAGATAGCCTGTGCTCATTCACGGGTGAAGAACTTTGTCGTTGAACATTCAGACCTCATCAATGAAGTAATGCTGATAATGCCCGCACCAAAGGCTCAGTCAATTCATGCCTGTGCGATGATGGTATTCCCAGAGGAACACGATATGTTTCATTGGGTTCCTATTCGTAAGAATGGCGAGGAGTATGTAACCGAGTGGGAAGGTGGTGAGATGGACGCTGCTGGCTTCCTAAAAGAGGACGTGCTGGGTGTGAAACAGTTTGACAAGTTCCAGGACATGGTTCGGTTGGTGAAGGAGCACGAGGGTGTGGATTTAGACATCTTCAGTGTGCCGTTGGATGACCCAGAGGTGTACAGGTATTTCAAGAATGGTTGGAACGAGGATAACTTCCACTTTGGTAGTTCCGGATTGACAGGTTATTGTCGTCAGATGAAGCCAGACAATATTGAAGACCTTATCGCTGCTATCTCATTGTATCGTCCGGGAGCAATGGAGAACAACTTCCATAACGAGTACGTCTCCCGTAAAGAGGGTCAGAAAAAGGTTGAGTATTTCACCGGAACGGACAAGATACTGAATAACACGTATGGAGTATTTGCCTATCAGGAACAAATCATGCAACTCTGTCGTGAGTTGGGTGGGCTGTCGTTGGTGGAAGCCGATGACGTTCGTAAAGCGATGGTGAAGAAGAAATACGAGGCTCTCCAGCAGTACAAAGAACGGTTTATCCCTTACTATCGGGACAACTATAACGTCACCCAGGAATACTCCGAAAAGGTGTGGGACGCTATTGATAAGGCTTCGACGTACCTGTTTAACCGAAGCCACGCTGCTGCCTATGCGATTACAGGCTATATCTCTCAGTGGATAAAGGTTCACTATCCTATTGAGTATTGGTCGGTGGCGTTTAAATATGCGATGGAGTCTGACTATTCACGCTACATTGCGGAAATCAATAAGACGGGAGTCTGTACGGTACGTCCTGTGGATATCAATATATCGGATACCGATGTTGTTATCAACTTCAAAGAGAAAGCCTTGTATTGGTCAATTACAGGAGTCAAACAGGTCGCAGAAAAGGCTGCAACCCAAATTATAAAGGAACGTACAGAGAATGGTCAATATTGGTCATTAGACGACTTCATCACCCGACATAAATGGAAGGGTTCAGCAGTGAACAGCCGTATCATCAGAAACCTGATATTGGCAGGAGCGTTCGACAGTCTTGAGGGGGTAAAGAAACCTCAGGAACGAATAGACCTGTTGGTACACTTCCTTGGAACAACGAAGGGAAATGTTAAGGAAGATGACCCTGTATTAGTTGGAGCCGACTTCCACGCCAATGACGCTTGGTGGTGGGCACTTCTACAAAAGAAAGTATCCGGACTGGCGTTTTTTGATTACCAGAAAATCTATGACAGGTTCGCTGGGGAGTTCCCTGATGCCTACGAATATGCTACTCTTGAGGAGTGTCATGACACGGAAGTGAAGCCGAATAACGGGTACGTCGTGTTGGCTGGGTTCATTGCTGAAATGGAGATTAAGAAGACCCGCAAGGGGGATACGATGTGTCGTCTGATATTAGAGGCGAACTATGAGTTTATCGAAATTGTGATATTCCAGCAGGAATACGAACAGTTGGAACCCCTGTTATCGTGCGGAAGAGCGAACCTGATACTCATCAATGGTATCCTTTCCTACGACAACCGTAAAGAGGTGAACACGCTGAGAGCCTGTTTCGAGTCGAATATCGTTACTTTGACGTTATAAATTTACTAAGATAAAAGGAAGAAAATTATGGAAATTCTCGTACATTTCAATGACGTCCCCGTGACGTTGGTAACTAATGGATTTGAGGACACGGTTGACATCGATAAACTCACTTCTATTGAGTACAGTAATTTATATGGTGAAGCGGTTACAGTCAGTGCGCTCCTGAACAAAGTAGGGTTGCTCCGTGCTGAAGCCGAAAAGAAAGTCGCGGAATGTAAACTCGAGAAAGAGGTTTACGAAGCCCAGACAAAGAAGGAATGGCGTCGCGAGGCGAACCGTAATGGCGGAAAGTTTACGTTGGCTTTGGAAGACGGGGAAGTTGAGGAAATCAAGTTGTCGGAAAAGGCTCTTGACGAGGCTCTCCTACTTGACGAAGACTATCAGAATCTCTGTATTGCGTATATTGATGCTCAGAAGAATTTCAGTGTTCTTGACGCACTTCAGTGGGCGGTTCAGGACAAGTCTAAGAAGTTGAACAACCTCCTCAAACCTGTCACCCCAACGGAGTTCCTCGGGGAATTGGTAGAGGGTAAAGTAAACAGTTTCTTCATCAAGAAAGCAGGGTTCAAATAAATTTTTCGAAGAATTTTCGGGGAACTTCTTTGATAATTCGAATGATTCCATTACCTTTGTATCATCAAATTTAAGTTAAACATTCAAATAATTAGAATTATGGCAAAGAAAACAGTTCAATCCAGCGCAGTAGAAGAATTCAAAGGTTACATTAAAGTCACAGACGGATTCTACCTGAAACCAGTTGAAAGTCACGCATCAAGTTATGACGTTTACCAATTAAAGAAGTCGGACAGTCCTCGCCATCCTAATGGTAAAATGGACGATATGGCTTATGGTTGTACGCTCCCGAGAGCATTACAGTTAATCGCCAACAAGTGTGCCGGACAAGAGGCTGAGGACATCATCGAACTGATGGAATCTATTAAGAGTTACGAACAGAAGTTCCTCGAAGACGTTACACGAATAGTGAAGGAAAACAGATAATTATCAACATTTAAAAATTTAGTATTATGCCATTAGACAGAAGTAAATGGAAGGCAGCACCGCTCTCAACTGTTAGTGAGACGGTACAGCAAACAAAGCAGTATGACACGTATTTTGGTGGTAAAGGCGAGTATGCTCAGTTTTGGAAGCAAAGAGACGGTATCACCGTGAAACGTGTTCTTCCGGCACACGAACCAGGAGACTCTCCCTACGTGCCTATGCTGACAGCGATGCTCAAGTGTGAAGTCGACGAAAAGGACAAGGAAGGAAAAGTTATCGGGAAGAAAATCTCAAACAAGAAAATCTTCTTGGCGACGCTTCACGGTGGTTATCCGTACGACATCATCGAAGAGTACATCAAGCGTGTCTACGAACAGGCTGAACAGTTTCAGGACAAAGAAGAACGTGCTCGCTTCCTGAACCCAATTACGGGTTATCGTATGGGTGGAAAGAACGGTACGTGGGTTCCCGGAATTCGTCCTCAATTGGAGTACGTGTACTATGCTTTCATCGAAGGAAAGATTTACCGTGACAGCCTGAAACCGAAACAGATGGAAGCCCTGAACAAAGAGTCTGCTGACCTGTGTGCTCAGAACGACACGGCTGCGATAGATATGTTCAGCGACCCGTCAACTGGCTTCCCTATTCAGTGGAGTCGTGGTAAGGACGAGAATAACAAGACAGTTGAAACGCTCAAGTCGTTACCACTGAAAGTCGGACAGACATGGGAAGACTACTTTGAGAAGAACGCTGTTTCCGACAAGGTTCTTGAGGAACTTGAGGGACTGCCCAGTCTTCAGAAGTTGTATGTTGATTGCTATGGCAAGCGTGACTTTGACTATGCGCTTGATGGTTTGAAACGCTTCGATGACGCCAATTCTTACAAAATCTTTGCTCAGGATGACTTCCTTGACATGGTAGAGGAACTTCAGAACATGATTGAAGAGAAGACAGGCGAAAAACCGTCTGGTGCTGATGACCTACCTTTCGGTCCGAGTGAAGAGGAACAGAAGCCTGCAGCACCTGCGGCTCCGACTGCTAAGAAAGCAACCCCTGCGGCAAAGGCTCCAGCGAAAAAGGCTGTTACAAAGAAGAAAGCCGAACCCACACCCGAGGAGAAACTGAAAGTTGTGAACGAGGAGTTCATTCGTCAGTACGGTGAAGGATACGAGGAACTTGAACTCGAGGGTGCTGAATTGGAAGAGGCTTATCAGTTGGCTCTGAAACACGAAGACCTTGGATACGACATTGAACACGTTCCCGGATGGGATGGTTCTGATGACGGTGATGCCGATGGTGGTGAAGAGTACGCTGGCGACAATGACGGTGGCGATGAACCCGACCCCGAACCTGAAGATGAAACTCCCGCTCCTACTCCAGGAGTAAGACCTGCTGCGGACGCTGGTAGTTCATCTGGTCAAAGTGCGATAGACCGTATCCGTGCTATGCGCAACAAAAAGAAGTAAACAATGAGTAATCAGAGTGAGAGTCCAAGCGTTATACACTTGGACTTTCATTTTAAATAATTTCGACAATGAGGAAAGAACCTATCGCAATAATAAGTACAGATAAACATCTCCAGGAGGCGAATGCGCTTGAACTGTTGGATATAGCCGAGCAGGAAATTGCGCTGGCTCAGGAACAGGGGGTTGATACTGTAATATGGCTTGGGGATATCTTCGACTCACGATTAAGCCAACGACAAGAACTTCTCACTTGTCTAACAGAGATGATAGAACTGTATCATGAACATGGTATCACGTTGCTCTGTATTCCCGGAAATCATGATAAGACCGACTATGAGTCAGACGAAAGTTTTTTGACAGCGTATAAGTATCATCCAGGATTCAACCTGTATGAGACTCCTACCTGTATAGACCTGAAAGGGGTTGAATGCCACTTCTTACCATTCTACGCACAAGACGTATGGTTGGAGAAGTTCGCTGAACTACCTACTCCGAAGAGTAAGATATCAATCCTGTTCAGCCATACAGCCGTACAGGGTTCTATCAATAATGATGGGAAGGTCGTGAATAACAAGATTCCGTTGAAACTGTTCTCGAAGTACGGAAAGGTCATGCTGGGACACTATCATGACGCTCAGCAACCAGGAGCCAACGTGTTTCACCTACCGAGTACCCGTCAGAATAACTTCGGGGAAGATGAGGAGAAGGGATTTACGGTATTGTACAGCGATACGTCCTTCGAGTTCGTAAAGGCTCAATTCGTTCCGTATAAGGAAATAAAAGTTGATGTCCTTAAGACCTCAAAGGAAGAGATATTAAAACTCGCTAAAACGAACACAGATGGCGTCAACGTTCGGATAACGCTTGTGGGAGACCAACAGGCTGTTAAGGCTGTCAACAAAAAAGTCTTCACCGAACACGGTATCTCGGTGAAAGCAAAGTACACGGACGTTGAAGTCACGGAGGCTGAGGAAGCCGAAGTGGTTCAGGAACTGTCCGGAACAGATATAGCCGAAAAGTTCAAAGCATTTTGCGATGAAAAAGGCTACGAATATGATGAAGGATATAAACTATTAAAAGAAGTAATGCAATGGCAGGAGTAGAAGATTTGGTGAACTCCCTACAAAAGAAGTTCGGCAAAGAAGTTGTGGCGGGAAACAATACTCAAGGAGTAGAGTTCGTATCGTCAGGAAGCCTGTCGCTCGACTTGGCACTTGGTGGCGGTTATGCGATGGGTCGTATCATTGAATTGCGTGGCTACGAGTCTTCAGGAAAGACTACGTTGGCTCTGACAGCCTGTAAGAACATACAGGAACAGACGGGCAAAGCGGTTCTCTACATAGACCGTGAGAACGCAATTGACATGGATTATGTAGAAGCACTGGGGGTGAACATATCTCCGGAGATGTTTATTCTGTGCCAACCAGGAGTTGCGGAAGAATGTTTCGAAATCATGAGAGAGGCTGTTAAGTCGAAAGCAATCGGAGCAATCGTGATGGACTCGGTGGCGGCAATGTTCCCTAAATGTTATTTGGAAGCCGATGTGGGTGATGCTAAGATGGGCGTGCTGGCTCGGCTTATGGCTACGTGGCTTCCCGGATTGATTGGTGACATTAAACTGAACCAACAGTTGGTAATCTTCATCAATCAGTATCGTGACAAGATTGGCGTGGTGTACGGTTCACCGAAGACGACTCCGGGAGGAAAGGCTCTTGGCTTCTACTCTTCACAGGTGTTGGACATTGCGAAGTCGGGTACAGTTGGAGACCGTGGCGAAGAAACCGCTAACCACATCAAGGTGAAAGTTGAGAAGAATAAGGTTGCACCTCCGTTCAGGAAAGCCGAATTCGACATTCGCTTCGGTGAGGGGATTGATAAGGCTTCGGAACTGTTACTCGTAGGAGTTGAACGGGGAATCATCGAAAAGGCTGGCTCGTTCTTTAAGTATAAAGGAAAGACGCTGGCACAGGGTCAAGAAAAGGCTCGTGAGATAATTTCAAACGACATTGACCTTGCGGAAGAAATCGAAGAACAAATCATGAAAACAATTTAGTATGGAACTCACCTATTTGCGTTTGAAGAATTTCCTGTCATTCAAGGAACTGAAGCATAAGTTCGTGAATGAGCCTGTCTTAATCAAGGGAAAGAACCTGACGGAGATAGAGTCAAAGGAAACGAACGGAGCAGGGAAGAGTACGATGGAAGCAGGGATTGCGTATGCAATCCTTGCCAACTCGCTCAAGAAACAAACACTTGACAGGGACTTAATCCTGTGGGGTGAAGAAGAAGCGGACATCTGGCTTGACATCTACTGCCCGATACGGAAAGAAACGCTGAATATACATAGAACCCTGAGACAGAAAGGTTCAGCGTCATTGGAACTCATGATTAATGAGGAAGAGGGTTCGGTACAGGTAGCAACCGTCAACGACGGGAACGCTTACATCTTGAATTGGATAGGTATATCCTCGGAAGACCTGAAGAGTTTTTATATCCTTAACAAGGAGAATTTCAAGTCATTCGTTTCGTCATCCAACTCCGATAAACTGTCGTTGATAAACCGCTTCATCAAGGCTGAACAGTTAGACGACTCTGACAGCGTAATCAAAGAGAAGATTAAGCCGTTGGAAGAGAAGAAGGCTGTTGCCTTGGGAAAGGTTCAGAAGATAGAGGGTGAATTGGGCGTCTATGAGACACAGTTGGCTGAGGAGCGAGAACGTAATCTTGAGGAGGAACGACAATCGCTTATAGAGCGTATAAACGAACGAATTGACGCTGTCATACAGGAGTACGACGGAGCGGAAAAGAAGATTGAGAATTCCCGGACGGCTATCAAGTTGGCTGAACAGAGTATCAAGGACAACCAGAAGAAAGTCGCTGAAGCCTCTAAGAAGTTAGAGGGATTAGAAGCGATTGACTATAAGGCTCAATATGACTCTCTAACGAAAGAACGTTCTTCGACCGATACAAAGGTAGAGGCAGCGAGGAAGAAGCGTAAAGCAGCACAGGAACTGTCCTCACAGTACACTGCCGAAGCCAACCGCCTCACGGCTATCTTGAAAGGAACTGTAAAGTGTCCGAAGTGTGGAACGGAGTTCGTGACATCAGATGAAACGGTTGATGTTCCTACTACTCGGAAGAAAATTGAAAGCCAGAAGAAGGAAGCCGAGACCCAGGAAAACCTTGCGAAAACAGCGTTGGAAGAACTTAACTCATTCGAGGAACGAGTGAAGAAGTACGACGACAAGTTCATGAAGATACGTGTTCAGGAACAGGGTACAGTTAGAGCCATTCGTGAGGTTCAAGCGGAGATAACAAAAATCCGTGGGGAGATAACCCGAAGCAACCAAATGATATCCTCCTACCAAGAAGATATCAAGCATCAAGAAGGGATTCAATCACGTTGTAACAGTGAGAGCGAACAGTTGGTTGAACATCTTGAAAAGGCTGAACAGGCTGAAATGGAAACCAAGGAAGCCGAACTGGAAGGTCTTGTTGCCCTGACGAAAAAGAAACTCGAAAAGGCAAACAAGGAATACGGAGAGTGCGAGAAACAGGTATCAGACATGGTACAGTGGGGATTGCGTTTCAAGGAGTTCAAGATGAGCCTCGCCTGTGAGCAGTTACGGATAATTCAGAACTTCGCGAATATGTCCTTACAGAAGCAGCGTTCAGAACTTCGCCTATCAATAGACGGGTTCAAACGTAATGCGAAAGGGAAAATCAAAGAGGAGATAACTGTATCGGTCATCAATGGCGAGGGCGAATATAAATCATTCTGGTCGTTTAGCGGAGGTGAGAGAGCAAGAATTGAAATGGCTTTGATACAAGCATTTCAGGAAATGATTAACGGAACGAACCAATGGGGAGGACTTCACTTCCTAATGATTGATGAGGTTCTTGAGGGGACAGACCCGTTGGGCTTGGCTCTTCTACTTGAGTCAATGAGCGATGTTCATCATCCTGTGTATGTAATCAGCCACGTCATGAATATTCGTGCTGGTGTAACCACTCTCACCGTTGTGAAGGAAAACGGTTACAGTTATATAGAATAGTATGGAAAAGAAGCAAACAGTTATCGGAGTAGACCCAGGAAAACAGGGGTTCATCACGGTGATGAAAAGTACAGGTATCAAGCACTATCCGATGCCAAAGGTAGGGAAGGAACTTGACCTGCATGAACTGTCAGAATTGATTATTCAGATATCGGAGGAGTGTGACATCAATAACACGGTTGTCGTGATAGAGGATGTTCACGCTCTACCACGTTCCGCTGCGGGTGCTACGTTCACTTTCGGGGGAGTATGTTATGCGCTCCGCATGGGGTTCATCATGTGTGGTTTGAGAATTGTTCTGGTGACTCCTAAGAAGTGGCAAAAAGAAATGTACGAGGGCATCAAGCCGAACCCCGACAAGAAAGTGATGTCAGTGCTTGCAGCGAAGCGGTTGTTCCCCCGACAGGATTTACGTCGGACGGAGAACTGCACGAAAGCCGATGACAACTTGACTGACAGTTTATTAATCGCTGAATATGGGAGGAGACATTATCTATGAAATATGTATTGTGCTGCCCGAATGAAGCCTGTGAACTTCATGGCGTGGCGTTTACTCCGGGAAAATACGTGATGAAATACAGTAAAGAACTCAAGAAGATGGTTCCTACTATCGTGGGGAAGCCGTATGAGTGTTCTAACTGTCGCGAACAGATGGTTTTCGAAGAAGTTGAGAGCACTATACCAGAGTTCAGCGTTGGCGTCTTTAAGGGACTGCCTGATGACAAAAAGAAGGAGATATTGCGCCAACGGTTTGACAGGGAACTGAAGCGTGGTGCTGCTGATGAGAAAGAACAACGAAAGAAGAATGCAATAGAAAAAATGATTGGTTATGGAAAATAACGCTGCTAAGAAAGAGTTCCTTGACGCTTGTCGAGGACTTGTAATGAATTGTGACTGTAAGATACTCGTGGTGGAAATCATGGGTGAGTTCCGAGCCTACGTTGCTCCGGAGGTACGGTTGAAGACACGTGAATGTCGATACAATGAAGTACGGGACGCTCAAGAGGTTACACCGCTACTCGCAAACATCGGGCATAACTTCGCCAGTGGAATGACGGAACAGAGGCTTCGTGAGCGAATTCAGTCAGTTCACAAAGAGGATTTCAAGTTTGGAACGGATAATTACTTCTGGATTACCAAAGTGTCCTTGAACCAAGGTTAGAGACTTTCATTTTAAATTATTATCTTTGTACCAATAAAGATAACAACGAGTGAAAACTTTAACAAAATCAAGGAATAACGATGGGTACAGACATGATTAATCCTGCTATCGAGACAGGAAAGAGCATTGGAGATTTCGGAATGATGGCTATTACAGCCGGATTCTTTTTGGTGCTGTCAGCACTGATGTGGGTAACTTTCTTCCGTTGGTTCATGAAAGTCATTAACGACACAATGAGCGCACAGCGGGAAACTTTCAAAGAACTGTTGGCTGAGACGAGGAATCAAAACATTCAACTCAGTAACATATCCGAGGGACTTGTCCCCGAGACGCAGATGCGTATCAAGACGGTCACGAATATGGCGTTCGACCTTGCGGTTGAAAGGGTGTGCCGTATTATTAAGAGGGTTCGTGAAGAGAACCATATCTCGGATAAGGAAGGAACAGCGAAGAAGATAAGACAGTTGCTGACGAACTTACATGAAGACCGAAATTCGAAATTTGACTGTTTTACGTTCCGTGGCAAGAAGTTGTCTTCCTATACGAATACGAAATGGATTGAACAGGTGGCAAAGGTAGTCGAGTCGGAAATATATAATGATAAAGGGGTGAACAACCAGCGTGCCTTCACCAACGTCGAAGCAGCGTATGCTAAAATCCGACTCGAACTTTACCACAATATGATGGAAGATTAAACCGAAAATTGGACGTTAAGCGTTAAAAGGCTGGGGAGATTGTAGAAATTTCTTCAGCCTTTTGAAGATTTTCGGGGAAAACTCTTTGTAATCTCATGAGAATCCATTACCTTTGTAGTGTCATTAAAAATCAAAGGTTATGAAAAAGTTCAATATTCAATACAACGGAGGTGATACTTTCACAGTTGAAACAACATCAGCAAGAGAGGCTGCTCGTATCGCGAGAAGAACTGGTAGAGATTTGATGAAGTATAACAATCATTCATCATTGTATTGGGTATGGGACGAGGAAGAAGAAAATCTTCTGTATATGGTTTCCACATTTAAATCTGGTAATCGTACAGTCACAACAATTACAAATTGCACCAAAAATAAATAATTTCGTTATGGCAAAATTGAGTCAAGAAAAGATTAACAGCCTGAGAGCCGAGTTGGTGGCTCTCAATAAGGCTTATCGTGAGGGCAATCCTCAAATATCAGATGTTGATTACGACCACATGGTTGAAACTCTGAGAGTAAACAGTCCGGAGGACGAGTTCTTCAAGAAAGGTATCGTAGAGGAAGCCACCGACCGTATGGAGCCGTTGCCTGTCCCTATGTACAGTCTCGAAAAAATCAAGACAATCAAGGACTTCCGCAAATGGTTACAGAAGATGTTTGCGGCAGGTTGTAAGGAAATTGTCGCCACTCCTAAATTTGACGGAATAAGCCTTGTCGTTGATGAAGACGATAAGAGAGCGTGGACTCGTGGTGATGGTGTAGAAGGACAGTTGTCAACGAAACACTTCGACCGCATGTTCAATGGCGAGGGCGAGCATCCGGAACCGCACCTCATGCACACATGGGGTGAGGTTATCATGAAGAAAAAGACCTTTGCTCACCTCAAGGACAACCAAGCCGACTTCGCCTATAAGAACGCTCGTAATATGGTTGCCGGAATATTCAACTCTCCGGACGGCTGGAATAACCGCTTCATGGCGAACGTGGACTTCGTGCGTTATGGCTCTGACCTTACAGGCGACAAGTCAAGCGTTCTCGAAGAATTGAAAAGAACGTTCCATAATGTTACTCCGTATGTCAGTTTCTTGATTGAAGAGATAATGGAACTCGACGATGAGGAAATGAACCTGTTGCTTGATGAGGAACTTCATGACAGGTTTGACGCTGAATACAAGATTGATGGTGTGGTGATAGAAGTTAATGAGGAGAGCGTCCGTGAACAACTGGGACGGCTTCCTAACGGAAATCCCGCCTATGCTATTGCGTTCAAGAAGGAAGAGTGGTGTGACGTGTATCAGACAAAGGTTATCAGTATAGAAAAGGGAATAGGGAAGACAGGTGTTCTGAACCCTGTAATTATCATCGAACCCGTTGAGATTAACGGAGCAACCATATCCCGAGCCACAGCGTATAATGCAGCCTACCTAATTGACCAGCATATCTGCGAAGGAGCGTTCATTGAAGTAACACGTGGTGGAGACGTTATCCCTAAACACTTGAAGACAATTGAATACGATGAGAATGCGTACATTGAAATGATGGACGACCTTGTTATCTGTCCGTCTTGTGGTGAACCGCTTAAATGGAACGAAACGCACGTTGACCTTGTATGCTCAAATGAGTCGTGCAAGGAAAGAGTAATTTCTGGTATGGTGTATTTCTTCCGTACGATGGGTTGCGAACAGTTTGAGGAGCCTACGATACGTCGTTTGTACGGACATGGCTATAAGACGATAGACACAATTCTTGAGTCGCATGTTGCGGAGTTCCAGAACCTGTTAGGAAAGTCAAAAGGAAAGACCGTTTCAAGCCAGATTGAAAAGGTGCTTGCCGGAGTACCGTTGGCTCGTTACCTAACAGCCATAAATGTATTTGACGGAAAGATTGCCGAGGCGACCTGTCAGAAAATCTTAGACGGCTTGAATGGGGAAACGGTTGAGAGGCTGCGTGACCCAAACAGTTATGCGCTCACTGCGGGGTCTGCGGTCGCTCTAAAGCACGAATGTGAACTCATTCCGGGAATAGGTGAGGTGCTTGCTTTGACGTTCGTAAAGGGGTTAAAAACGTATCTTTCGAGGGGAAAAGACAGAAGAGTCGTTATTACTTATGTACAGTCGCCAAAGGTTGAGACTCCTGACGGAGTCGAACAAATGTTTGTCTGCATGACAGGGTTCCGGAATAAAGAACTCGAAAAGGCTCTTCAGGCTCGGGGACACGTGGTGTTGAACGGTGTGACCAAAGAATGCACAGTTCTTGTGGTAGCCGACATCAACTCAACTTCCTCTAAGATGAAGACCGCTAAACAAAGAGGACTTCGTATTGTAACGAGAGAAGATTTTGAAAATGAGATATTGTGATGGAATAGGACATATTTATTGCATATGCTGTCTGGCTAATGGGAAACTTTACATTGGTCAGACAGTGAAGCCGATTGAGAAACGATTCAAAGAACATAAACAGGCTGCGAAACGTGGAGTTCCTTACAGGCTTTATTCAGCCATGAGGAAGTACGGTGTTGAGAACTTTACGATTGAGGAAATTATTCAGGTATCGGCACCCAATAGACAGGCTCTGAAAGCAAAACTTTGTTACATTGAGGAGCGTCTAATTAAAAGGCTTCAAACTAAAGAATTTGGATACAATTCAACGGATGGTGGGGATGGAGCGGTTGGAACTGTATGGACAGAAGAACGTCGTGCAAAAGCAAGGGAGGCTGCAAAGATTCACTTTGCTAAATATTGGGGACACAAACATTCTGAAGAATCAAGGAGAAAAATATCCGAATCAAATAAAGGAAGGCTTCCTTCAATGAAAGGTAAACATCTTTCAGAAGAAGCTAAACAAAAGATTTCTAAAGCAAATTCTGGTCATATTGGAGCATTTCGTGGGGAAACTCTTTCGAAAGAACATCGTAGAAAAATTAGTGAATCTAAGAAAGGGGTGAAGCGGAAAGAGTTTTCAGATGAATGGAAAAAGAAACTTTCAGAATCACATAAAGGAGAGAAAAATCATTTCTTTGGAAAGAAACATTCCGAGGAAACAAGAAAGAAAATGTCTGAAGCGAAAAGGAGGAATCGTTATGAGATATTGGTATAGAGACCATGATTGGTGGTACATTGGCTTTTCCTACGATGCTTCGCTGGTGGCTTCTGTAAAGAAGTTTGCTGGTGCAGGATACAACCCCCAAAATCGGGAGTGGTACATTCCGTTTTCACTTGTCACGGTGAATCCGTTGAAGAAGTGGCTTGAGGAGAACGGATTTAAAGAGGGAATGAACTACGTTCCCTCTCGTCGTGTGATTGATTATGAGGAACCCGAAGAGGTGATAACAGCCGAGGAAGTTGAGCAAGCCTGTAAGGAGATAGGAATGAAGCGAATTCCCCGTCCCTATCAGTGCGAGGGGGTTGCCTATATGATTAATCACGGGAACTGTATCAATGGGGATGACTGTGGGTTGGGTAAGACAGCCCAAACGATTATCATCATTGAACTACTTGGAGCGTTTCCGGCTCTGATAGTTACCCCAGCGTCCGTGAAGTACAACTGGAAGAAGGAATGGGCGAAGTGGATGCCTGACCGAAAAGTAGGTGTAATCGAAAGGAAGCGAAAGTTCGACCCTTCCGTATGGGACAGCGATGTCGTGATTATCAATTACGATGTGCTCGGGGAACGTAACATGGAGAAGCCGACTGCCAAGTTCAAGGAACTACTCAAGAAGTATTGGGGAGCCTGTGCCTTGGACGAGATACACTTCTTGAAGTCTGAAAAGGCTCTTCGAACCAAGATGGCGAAGAAGATAACCAAGCGAATAGAACACGTATGGGGATTGACAGGCACGCTGACTCAGAATAAGCCAGCCGACCTTATACAGCCGTTCAAGATAATTAGGCGGTTCGATGACATCTTCGGTGATACGCTGGAGTTCAAGTTCAGATATTGCAACGGGAAGCAAACCGCATACGGGTTCGACGACAGTGGGTTCAGTAACCTCGAGGAACTTCATGAACTGTTACGAATGGGTGGTTACATACGGCGGAATAAGAGGGACGTTCTTGAGGAACTCCCACCGCTGGTAGAGCAAACAGTTGATGTTCCTATTGCGAACCTCAAGGAGTACAGGCGAGCCGAGTCAGACCTGTTAGCGTATCTTGAGAAGATAGATATCGAGAAGGCAAACAATGCCGTGAACGCTCCACACCTTGTAATGATTAACACGCTGAAATCTCTGTCGGTGAAAGGGAAGTTGCCGTTCATACAATCATACATCAAGGATTGGTTAGAGGCGAATGAAGACGAACAGTTGGTGGTCTTTGGTGTACACCGTGAACCGCTTCAGGAACTGGCGAAATACTTTAAGGCTCCGATAATACAGGGTGGGGTCTCGGCTGATAAGAAGCAACAAATTGTGAACGAGTTTTCACAGAGGAAACATCGGTTACTCTTTGCGAATATTCAGTCGGCTGGTACAGGTACGGACGGTCTTCAGGACAACTGCTCGAATCTCTTCTACATTGAACTGCCTGACAAGTCAACCGACCTGGAACAAACGAACAGTCGTCTTGAGCGAATGGGGCAAAAGAATAGTATAAATATCACCTACCTATTATCACCCGATACGATAGACGTCGAAATGAGGGAAACCGTTAAGGATAAGAGCCTTATAACAGGGGTGGTGAACAGGGGGCAAAGCGAGAACGAACTGTTGGCAAGGAAATTCTTACAGAAACATCTGAAATGACGGAAACTCGAGCCATCGGGAGCCGTTATGTAATTATCAAATAATTTAGTGATAACAATGGACAAAATTCAATTCAAAGCAAAGTTCTTCGGTACGAAAGAACGTAAAGGACAAATCAAGCAACAGTCGGAATTTGTTATGGCTGTCAGTGCGGACAAGGTTGAGGACGCTCTTCGGTTACAGGGGTGGCAAACCATACACGGCTTAAAGATAAGAAAGGTTGAGTGATATGGTTCCAAAAGAGAGGATTAATATAACAATATTCACCGACGGAAGTTGTAATGCAAAGAGCGACCGGAAATTAGGTGGGTTCGGGGTGTACATTCCTTATGGAAATCAGGAGATACACCTGAGAAGAGGCTTTTGGAACACGACGACATCTCGTATGGAGATGAAAGCGTTGCTGGCAGCAATACAGATGATAGACCCAGACGTCTATACAAAGGTTCATGTCGTAGCCGATAGCGAGTTCGTGGTGAATGCCTTCAAGAAGTCCCTACTTTCACAATGGCGAGCCAACGGGTGGTGGGGAGTTAAGAATCCTGAACTTTGGAAGGAAATCCTGAAAGAAATTGAAAGCCGTCGAAAGATGGTGTTCGGCATATCACACATCAACGGACACGGGAAAGACCTGTCCGACCCATTGGTTTATGGTAATGCCTGTGCGGATGCTTTGGCGAATTATAAGACGCAAGACAGTTACGTTCAGGACAGACCGCTTGAGGGGTTCAGTTGGTTCCATCATGATGGTTCTGACTGTGTGTTCCCGGAAAAGACTGAAAAATTAGCGGAGTTGAATCAAGTGGGTGGAGACGTGAACATTATAGGCGACTGCTTCTACGCAAATGAAGAGGAGTTGTTTGAACGGGTTAATGGAACATACCTGTTTGAGTCGTATTATAATGGGCAATTGGACATCGATTATAAAGTAGAAAAGATTTAGTATATGGCGAAATTAGATGAGTATAAACAAGCGATAGTTGACGAATACCAAAGTACGAACAGAAACATTTTCGTCAGTGCAACGGCAGGGAGTGGAAAGACATTCACTCTCTGTAAGTTAGCGGAGATAACTCCTCCTATAAAGAGTTCAATATTCTTGGCGTTCAATAAGTCAATCGCAGAGGAGTTGGGTCAACGACTCCCAAGAACCGTAAAGGCTTCCACCCTACATTCGTGTGCGCTGTCAAGCCTGTGTAAAGCGTTCAGTCTGAATTTTGCGTTGTCGGATTCAAAGAACTTCAATTTGGCAAAAGAGAAGATGAACTTCAAAGGGGTTCACTCGAAACGTATTCCGGGAATGATAATGAAGATATGCAGGCTCTACGACCTCATGCGCTTTAACCTCGTACAAGACGATGTAGAGGCAATAATATCACTGGGGGAGAGGTACGGTGAAGAGGCTGACGAAAATCTCGCTAAGAGAGCAATAGAACTCCGTATGCTCAATAAAAAGATTGCTGATAATTACTTCCTAAAAGGTGGGTCGGGAAAACTACCTATGGACTTCACTGATATGTTATACTATGCGACTCAATACGTTCATCGGAATGACTTCAAACAGTACAATGTCGTTATGCTTGACGAGTGTCAGGATATCAGTCCATTACAGTTTGAGGTCGTGAAGATGTGTAAGACACCACGAGGTCGCCTGATAGCGGTGGGTGATGAAAAGCAATCAATTTATTCATTCATGGGGAGTAATCTTGACTCGTTACAGGCTATCAAGAACGCTCCTAATACAGTGACGCTGCCTCTGTCAATGACGTATCGTTGCGCTCAGGATATAGTTGCCGAAGCCTGTAAAGTGTTCCCCGATGGTATAGTGGCTGCTCCTGGAGCGGTTAAAGGATTCGTTGGGGATGGTACGTTTAAGGACGCTCAGGAAGGGGATTTCATTCTGTGCCGGAATAACGCTCCGTTGGTTGACGCTTTCATCACCCTGTTACGGCAGGGGAAGAAGTGTACAATTCTTGGGAAGGAATTCGGTGATGAACTTGTATCGCTCATAGACAGCGTCGAGGACGTATGGGGACTTGAACAGGTTCTTGAGAACATGATAAGTAAGTTGCAGAAGAAGGGAGTTAAGAGTCCAACCAAGTGTGAGGCATACGACAAGTTGAATGAGAAAGTGAATGTTTTGTTGAGCCTGTACGAATATTTCGGTGATTTGGAAACCGTGCGCTCCCGGATTTACGATATATTTGTAGAGAACGCCAGTCGTGGTATCACGCTGTCGACAATTCACAAAAGTAAGGGGTTGGAAGCGGACAGAATATTCTTTCTACAGCCGGAACTCCTACCAAGTAAGTATGCGACAACTGAACTGGCTTTATATGCTGAAAAGTGTCTCCAATTCGTGGCTATAACACGTGCGAGGAAAAGTTTAATATATTGTTAAATAATTTGAAATTATGGAAGAAGTAAAGAAACAGACCCCAATCGACCTGTATCTGATGGTTCCTCATCAGGTGTACGAGGGTGGAAAACAGTCAGTAAAAATCTGTCTGTTAGCATGCAAGAAGATTAAGGCTTTCGCAGGGTTTCTACCTACGAAAGAAATTCTTGAAACTCATTTCCAAGCGGAACGGGTTCGCATTGAAATGGCGAAGCAGGAATCCGGGAATGAGAACACGTACCGACCTCAACCCTTGTATCTTGAAGTAGAAAGTAGTATATTTGCGTCTATTGTTTCGGAAGCCAGAGCGAAAGACAAAGCGTTGGGAACCCCTGACGTGCTCGCTTTGACGTTGGGTTCATCTATGCCGTGCTGCGTTATAGCGGAACGAAAGGAAGAACCCGCACCGAAGCCCAAAACAGTTCGTAAAAAGAGAACCAAGAAAATTGAAGAGAAACATGATTGAAAAGGACAGTCGACCAGTGGTCGGGGAGTACGTGTTTTTGAGCAAGTATTCCCAAACCCATGATGGGAAAAAGGAAACATGGCAGGAAGCCGTGAACAGAGTAATGGATATGCACTTGAAACGCTATTCCGGTATGGTGAAGCCTGAGGACGAGGCTGAGTTCAGTAAGATGTTTGCTCACGCATACAGCCTGTATTCCGAGCAACGTGTATTGGGAGCCCAGCGTGCGTTACAGTATGGTGGAGAATTGATGTTAGAGAAGCACGCTCGCTTCTATAACTGTTCTTCTACCTACGTTGACCGTGTACGTGTATTCGAGGAAATCATGTATCTGTTGCTCTGTGGTGCTGGGACAGGTTACAGCGTTCAGCACGTTCACACGGATAGACTTCCTGTACCCAAAGGATTTGATAATTCAAAGCAGGCTGAGAAATTCGTGATACCTGATACGATTGAGGGGTGGGCAGAGGCTGTTGGTAAGATGATGACCGCTTACTATTATGGTGGTGCGGACATCGAGTTCGACTATTCAGCAATCCGCCCGAAAGGTGCATACATCAGAGGGGGATTTAAGGCTCCTGGACCCGAACCGTTGCGTCAGGCGATAGAGAAGTGCCACCACATCATTACACGTATTAAAGGACGGAAATTGAGACCGTTTGAACTCCACTATCTAATCTGTATCTGTGCGAATAGCGTGGTGACAGGGGGTGTGCGTCGCTCAGCGATGATAAGTATCTTTGACGCTGACGATGCTGAAATGGCTGCGTGCAAAACAGGTAACTGGATAGCAACGATGCCGGAACTGTGCCGGAGTAACAATTCAGCAGCCATCCTACCTGATACACCGAAGGAAGTGTTTGATAACATTTACGAGAATACCAAGTTGTATGGGGAGCCAGGATTTGTATTCATCGATTCTCCGTGGTTTGTATTCAATCCCTGTGGAGAGGTAGGTATGTTTCCACAAATCAAGGACGAGAACGGTGATTATCATACGGGTTGGGGATTCTGTAATCTTGCGGAAATCAATGGTGGTAAGGTAAAGACAGTTGAGGATTTCTATGCTGCCTGTGAAGCAGCCTCTACTATCTGTACGTTGCAGGCTGGTTACACGAATTTCCGTGTGCTTGAGAAATGGTCACAGTTGATAGCGGAGCGGGACGCTCTTATTGGTGTGGGCATTACGGGTCTCTGTGAGAACCCTGCTATCCTGTTCGACCCAGAAGTACAGAAGCGTGGTGCTCAAATCGTTGTAGAGACCAACAAGAAGATTGCACGAATGATAGGTATCAACGAGGCTGCACGGTGTACAGTTGTGAAGCCGTCTGGGAACAGTTCACAACTCCTTGGAACCTTGTCAGGAATAACTGCCGGACACGCTCGTCACTACATTCGTCACATTCAGGCTGCGGATACTGAACAGGCTGTTCAAGAGTGGGAACGTGTCAATCCGGATATGGTAGAAGCGAGCGTTTGGGCTCCTGACCGTGAAAAGGTTATCGCCTTCCCTGTTACACTTCCCGAAGGAGCGTTGTTGAAACAGAACCTGACAGCAATCGAATTCCTGAAATATGTTCTCTTAACGAAACAGAACTGGATTGAGTACGGTACGAACCTGACTCATCCTTCTACACTTGACAATCCGAAACTTCGAATGAACGTGTCAAATACCTGTACAGTTCGCCCAGATGAATGGGATGAAGTACGGGAGTTCCTGTGGGAACATCGTGACCAGTTTGGTGGTATCAGCCTGTTATCATCATTCGGTGATTTGGACTATCCTCAAGCACCGTACACCGAAGTTCTTGACGAGGTTGAGTTGGCGGAACGCTACGGAGCAGGAGCAATTCTGTCAAGCGGTCTTATCGTTGATGCGAATGACGTGTTCAAAGATGTTTGGGAAGCCTGTAACGCAGCGATGGGGTTGGCTCCACAGTTGCTTACAATTAACGACAAACAGATAGCCGACTTCGTTGTTGAGAATATCAAGGACGGACGTTTCCTTGTTGACATTGACGGTATCTGTTTCTCAGACGTGAACTGTGTCATTGACTATCTAAAACGACGTGTTGAAAGACGGTTGGATTGGGTGCGTCGCTTCAATTCGTTTGCCGACAAGTATATGGAAGGCGACCGTCAGAAGACATCATACTGTTTGAAGCACGTGAACGCATACCACAAGTGGCAAGCCATCTGTCGAATGAAGCCTGTTTCCTACGACAACATCGTATGGGAAGAACCGCTTAAACAGGCTGGCAGTGAAATTGCGACAGCCTGTGCCGGAGGTGCGTGCGAGATACCACAACGACCGAAGAAATAAATCAAGAAATTGCCCAGTCTTCGGAACCTGACTCCGGGACTGGGCGTTTTTAAATAAAAATCGATTAAGTGTAATAAATATGAATGTAAAGATTTTATTCAACAAATCTGCTCAAGAGGCTCTTTTCGAAGGAATTGATGAACTCGCTAATGCAGTATCTTCTACTCTCGGTCCGAAGGGACATTCAGTAATCATTGACAAAGGGTATGGAATCCCTCACATCACGAAAGATGGTGTAACAGTTGCTCGTGCGTACGATACCGACGACCCGATGAAACGTATGGGAGCAACGCTTGTTAAGACCGTTGCGGCAAAGACCTGTGACGAGGCTGGTGACGGTACGACCACAGCCACAATCCTCACCCGTGCGCTCATCAAAGAGGGAATGAATGTTCTTCCTAATGTCAAGAATCCACAGCGTTTCAAAGAAGGAATGGAGGCTGCTCGTTCGGAAGCCGTTTCGTTCATTAAAGCGATGGCGAAGGAAATTGGTGAGACCGAGTTCGACCGTGTAAATCAGATTGCCACTATCAGCGCAAACGGTGATGTGGAGGTTGGTTGTATCATTTCGGAGGCTATCGGAAAGGTAGGAAACGACGGAGTGATTACGGTTGAGGAAAGCAGCAAGGGAAATGAAACCACAGTCGAAGTGACCACAGGTTTTCAGTGGGAGAAAGGCTTGGTGAACCCGTACTTCGTTACAGACCCAGAGCGTATGGAATGCGTGCTTGATAAGCCGTATATTCTCATCTTCGGACAGAACATCAACTATCCCCAGGAAATCCTTCCTATCATTCAGACAGTTTATTCAGCGAAACGCAGCGTTCTTATCGTTGCTCCTAATGCGTCTAATGACGTTATCAAGTTCCTCGTTACAAACATTCAGCAGCAGAACGGGTTGAAAGCCTGTTTCGTAAAGGCTCCCGGATATGGTCAAATCCAGAAGGACATGATAGAGGACTTGGCTGTTAAGGTAGGTGCAAAGGTGGTAGGCGATGAGTTTGGACGTCCGCTTGACCAACTCGGTACAGACTGGCTGGGCGAGTGTGAACGTACAGTCGTTTCAACTAATCGTACAATCCTCGTAGGAGGCGTTGGTACGGAAGCCGATATAAATACCAGAGTAGAGGCTATTAAACATCTAATGGAGGAGAATACGAACTCTTACGACCAAGAGAAGTATCGTGAACGTATTTCGAAACTTACAGGGGGAGCAGCCGTCGTTTATGTAGGTGCGGACAGTGAGGTAGAGATGAAGGAAAGAAAAGACCGTGTTGACGACGCTATTGCCGCAACTCGGGCAGCGTTGGAAGAGGGATACGTTCCCGGAGGCGGTACGGTTCAGTTGAGAGCGTCAGACCACCTACGCAATATGCCTTCACTTCACGAGGAGCATCCTGACTTCATTATTGGTTGGAATGTAGTGGCTCAAGCGTTGATGGCTCCGTTCAATCAGTTGTGTGAAAATGCTTCTGTGAACGCAACCCGTATCGAAGTTGACCTGACGAAAGATAACGACCCAATGTGGTGGAAAGGCTTCAACCCTGTTACTGAGAAGATAGAAGATATGTTTGAGGCAGGAATCATTGACCCTGCGAAAGTGTCAAGAGTGTCCCTTGAAAACTCTGTTTCAGTCGCTATTCAGTTCTTGAATACGTCTTGTGCTATGTCCGCAAATGATGAACCAAATAAAAAGTAAATACTATGAGTCAGAAACAAATCCGAAGAGGGGACATTGTACGCATCCGCCATAATAACAGCGGTCATCAATTCAAAGAAAACACTTTGTGCGTCGTATTGGATACGTATCCGAAACGAGCCGAATTCCCCGACAGGTTCAAATGTGCAACTCGAACCGAGTGGTGGTACGTTGATATTAAAGACATCACGCTGTTCTCGCGAAACAAGAACGAGGACGACGATTATTAATCATTAAATAAGAGACGAATATGTTTTTCGAAGTAAGAACCAAACGGTTGACCGTCACCGAGCGCAATGCGTATAAGACCGTCAAGGAACTGTGGCTGTTCCAGGTTGAAAGTTACACCGAAGCCGAAGCACGTGTAACGGAGTTCATGAACAAACAATTCAAGGGAGAGGACTTCTCTATTCCTAAGATTCAACCGTCAAAGATACAGCGTGTTGAAAAGACAGACGGCTGTGCTGACGAAGACCCATTCTACAAAGTTAAGATTGAACTTCTCAGCGAGAACGACAAGGGTAAAGTGGTGAAAGAACCGTTCTTCATTCTGGTTCGTGCTGAAAGTCCTGAGGCTGCTATCGAAGTTGGTAACGGTGTGGGCGATGAAGAAGCACCGTCTTCAGAAACTGTTTCCGCTACGAAAACCAAGTTCACAGGGGTTGTCGTAATGACCACTCCTAAGGAAGAAGCAACGAAACCGAAAGTAGAGGCTCCTAAGGAAGAGGAACAACCAAAGACCCCTGCTAAGAAAGCGAGTTCGAAAAAGAAGTAACATTCAGTAACAATCAAGAGTGGCTGGGAAACCAGCCACTTTCATATTTAGGAAGATAATGGCAGAAAAGAAACAACCCATCCCGAAACGTGTAATTACGGAAGCCGACGTTGACCGTATCATGAGAACGGCTCCTGATTACATTACGGAAGCATCGGACGAGGTGAAGGACTTGTTTGTCGCTGCTGAATGGGCAAAAGAGGAACGAGACCTGTCTCCTAAAAGATATTTTGACCTCGTCCTAAACAAGGATACGGAGGAAGAGAAAACAATCAATATAGACTTCCAACAGACGGTGAATGTGGGGGCAGTTGTGAAGACGTATGGTGGGGACATTACGGCTGTTCGTTCAGCCAACGCCAAGCGTCTTCAATACTTACAGTTAGACAGAGCCTACCAACGAGCCGTGTTGGAGTTGAATAAGGCTATGGGAGTCCGTTCCCGGAAGCCTCGTAACATTGTCGACTATACAGGTACGATAATGGAACTCTTTGGGAAGTTCTATACCGTTACCGATGTCAGCAAGGTTATGGCGAAGGAATACAAGATTAAGGTTCCCGAAGAAGAACTGAAGAAGTTCTACGTGGAGAACCGAGACTTGATTACCAGACGTCGAGCCGAGTACGTGTTACAGAATAAGGACTTTCGTATAGCCACTGAAACAGGTCGTCTTGAAGTCCTTAACCAAATGCTGGTAGAGGTTGAAATCAAGAACAGAGCAGCAGGGGGAAGCAACGTCGATTACTGTAACCTTATACTTCGTATCATTGAACAGGCTCGCAAGGAAGTTAAGGGGAATGAAATTAAGATGACCGTTGATGGTCGGATTGATATCAATGCCACACTTCACGCTGAAACCAACGTAATGACGGTCATGAAGCAGATGTCTATCAATGCGTTGGTAGTGGGTTTGACGGCTGCAAAGGTAGGGTTGAATCCAACCGTGTTGATATCACAGTTGGCGTCCTCATGGTATGCGAAGTTCAACGGGTTCAACGGTAACTTAATGGACGGTGAACAGGTACAGTTGCCGTCGGCATTGATTAAACAGTACGACTGGGACCAGATAGAGCGAGCCTCTAAAGAGTTCGTTCAGGAGTTTACCCCTATCACGGAAATCATTGATGAGAAGGAACCTGAGAAGCAAACCACAGCCGAAACAACTCGTAAGAATATGCTCCTACGATTGAAGTCAATGAAGGCAGCGAAGGCACAGGAAGACAACCGTGCCAACCCTGTTACACCTGACGACAAGGATATGAGCCTCAAGGAGAATGGTGTGGTACTGGCTCCGGAACCAGATGAACCCGAAGAGCCGAAAGGTGAGTTCGAAATAGACTACAATCTTAACAAGCATTACAAGCAGAAGAAGAATATGCGTGTAAAGGGTGCGATAGGAGAGTCTATTGCTCGTCACAAGGCACAAAAAGAAGAGGGTGAGGTAAATGTAAACAAAGCGGAAGCAGAAGCCGCAGCGAGACGTGAAAGACGGAAAGCACGTCGCGAAGCAAAGAAGAAAGGAAATCAAGAATGAAAATAGTTTATAACACATGGTTCCCGTTCGGGAATTATCATACGTTGAACTTCTTCGGAATACTGTTTACCAAGCGTAAACAGTTATTGGAGTCAACAATCACGCACGAGTCGATACACACGGCTCAAATGAAGGAGATGCTCTGGCTGTTCTTCTACCTGTGGTATGGGGTTGAGTACCTATTCATCAGGCTGTTCCACAAGAAACAGAACTGTGCATATCACGACATCAGTCTTGAGGAAGAGGCTCACAATAATGATGAGAACCCTGACTATCTTAAGACTCGTAAACACTATGCGTGGTGGAAATTCATAAGGCTTCGAAGCAATCATAAATAAATTTCGTTTAACAATTTTAATTTCAAAGATTATGCAAAAAGACTTTTTGACAATCACCCCAGACTCTGGGGGGGGGGTCACAGGAAGTGACCGTTCAGGCAGGAGCCAACACGGGTAATGCTCGCTCTACCACGATAACCATTTCGGGGGGGGTATCACTCGAAC